CATCCGCCGCGCACTAGAGCAACTCGATGACTGAACCTCTCTCCCCCGCCGCGCAGGCGGTGCTGGATGCGGCGAATGGCGCCAACTCTTATGGCCCAGATGACTGCCTAAACGAATCCCGCTGGATTGCTGCCGCCGCCCTTCGCGCTGCTGCGGATCAGGCCTCGCCAGAAAAACAAGTTAAGGACATTGATTATGTTCATCAGATGTACACCGATGGCATGAGAGATGCTCTTGCTGTGCTCCAAGAAATTGCCGACGAGCTGGACGGAGGTGCGCGGTGACCACTGACTGGAAAGCCCTATGCGCTGAGCTTCACGCCGCGTTCAATACCTATGCGGTGGATGAAGTCCATCACGCCTTGCTGGAACGCGCCCGCGCCGCCCTGGCCCAGCCCGAGCCGCAGGGGCCGACGGATGAGGAGCTAGGTAAGTTGCTCTACTACGCGTTCACAACTAGCACTGGGCATGGAGAGCGTGTTGATGCAATGGGGTTTGCCCGCGCCGTCCTTGCCCGCTGGGGGAACCAATGACTGACCTCTCCCCCGCCGCTGCCGCTGTACTCAAGGAGTACGAGAGCAGCTGGACTGCAGACCCTTTTGAGATGGACATAGGAGTACTGGCCGGTGCTCTGCGAGCTGCTGCTGAGCAGATTGAAAACATGTACTGCGACGCTGATGTAGAGGACAGTCCTGGCGTTGTCTTCGCCCTGCGTCGGCTACTCCTAATCGCCGCCGCGCTGGAGGCTTTTGCCTCCTGACGTGCTACCCTAATAGGGTAACCGCCTTACTTGGCATGAAGATCAATTTTGGGGTCGAGCATCTGAGCCTGCTGGAGGATGCCGATTTGGTGGCGTTCGACTGTGAGACGACGGGGCTGCAGCCTGTCAACGGTGGGATGCGGCTCTTGCAGTTCTGCGCCGAAGGCGAGTTTCCGGTGGTGATTGACTGCTGGGAGCTAGACACCGAAGGCTGGCTGGAGTTGGATCGGTTCTTCGCACGAAAGCGCCGCTGGCTTGCCCATAACGCGGTATTTGATCTGGGCTGGCTCCAGGAGCACGAACTGTATCCCGAGGGGCAGGTCTACTGCTCCATGCTGGGCAGTCGCCTGCTGACGAATGGGCTGCCGAACCTGCGCCACGGTCTGCAGTTCGTGGTGAAGCGCTACCTCAACGTCGAGATGTCCAAGGAAGAGCAGAAGAGCGACTGGAGCGGCGACCTCCGCAAGGAGCAGATGGAGTACGCGGCGAACGACGTCAAGCTGCTGCTGGATCTGTGGGAGCCACTATGGCAGCGCATGGCCACCGGAGCGCTCGCACCAGCATGGGACTTGGAATGCAAGGCATTACCCGCGATGGCGCAGCTCTGGCGCACGGGGCTGCCGTTCAACAAGGAGATGCTGGAGCAGTTGCGCGACGACCTTGAGGCGGACAACGAGCGGATGGGCGCCGAGTTTGTGGTGGCGCTCGACGAGGCGCTGCCGGCGGGGTACAAGCTGCCGCGGGATCCCGATGGCGAGCTGAACCTCAGGCCGAAGGCCACTGGCACGGTGCGGGGCGGCGACAAGCGGCCAGCCGGGTTCAACATCAACTCGCCGCACCAGCTCAAAGAGGTGTTTACGGCGCTGTTGGGGCAGACTCCGGTGGATGCGGACGGCAAGCCGTCATGCAGTCGGGCGGCGCTGCGGGAGTACGCGGCCGACCACGAGATCGTGGTGCAGTATCTGCGGTGGAAGCGCGTTGAGAAGCGCCGCCAAATGGTGGAGTCGCTGCTCAAACACCAGGGCGTGGACGGTTTTATCCGGGCCAGCTATCTGCAGCTCGGGGCCGATACAGGTCGCATGTCGTGCATGTCGCCCAACCTGCAGCAGTGCCCGCGGGATCCTGAATTTCGGGATTGCGTACGCTCGCCCGAGGGGTGGAGCCTGGTGGTGGCGGACTACGCGCAAATGGAGCTGCGGCTGGCTGCTGCTGAGGCGAACGACGCGCTGATGAAACAGGCGTTCCAGCAGGGAGAAGACCTCCACACCGTTACCGCTCGGGCGATTTACGGAGACGCGTTTGATCTGGCCGAGGACGGCGCCCGCAAGCAGATGCGCCAGATCAGCAAGAGCGCCAACTTCGGCCTGCTGTATGGCTCGGGCGCCAAGGGGCTGCGCTCCTATGCAGGCGCCATGGGCATTCAGATGTCGCTTGACGAGGCGGCGGAGATTCGGGACAAGTTCCATGCGGCTTACACCGGGGTGAACGAGTGGCAGAAGGCTGCTGCGGCCAAGGCGCAAAACTCGGGGAAGGATGCGGCGGTGCGGATGCGGGTGTCCAACATGCGGCGCTTCCTGCCCGGCGAGCAGAACAAACTCACCACCCGCTGCAACACAGTGATCCAGGGCGCTGGCGCAGCGGTGCTAAAGCTGACCCTCGGGCGGCTGTGGCCGCTGGTTCATGCCGCCGGAGAGAAGGAAGTGCGTATCGCTGGAGCGATCCACGACGAACTGATCTTGCTGGTGCGCGATGACCGGGTTGAGCATTGGGTCACCACGCTGCAGGAGGTGATGGAGAAGGCGGAGGCTCTGTGGCTGGGGGACATTCCGGCTTCGGCGGACGCGCACCACGGCAAGACGTGGATGGAGGCTAAGGGGTGATGTCGGGCTGCAACTGCTGGAGCACCTGCCAAACGTTGGTGTAGGTCGCTCCGGTGCGGATGTGCTGGATGGCGCTGCGGGTGATGCCGTAGCGCTCCGCCAGCACGGCGCTGGATTCGGGGCTGAGCATGATGAGAGCGGCCTGGCGGTCGGTCAGGCTGCGCTGCTCGTAGCAGGCCCGGCCTTTGACACTGGGGCGATCCAGTGGTGCAAATGCCGCAGGCTCGGTGCTGGAGAAGCGGTGGTCGCAAGCGCTGCAGTGGTGGCGGCGCCAACGGTTGCCGTTGGCGCGGCGGCAGGTTTGGATTGTTACGACTTCTGGCGAGCCGCAGGCAGGGCAAGACCTCATGCGGCTAGACTAACAGGGAACAAAGAAAGCCATGCTGGACGTTTACACCGCAACGCTGAGGAATCGCCACGGCAAGTTGGAGACGATTGCCCTAGTAGGGAACCAGCGCTCTGACATTCTCTATGCTGTGACGGAGCTGTTCCCGGATTGCGATGTCGTCCGAGTCAGAAAAGACGACCAGTGGGACGCCCATGACGGGCAGGCAGCAGATTATGGTGCGCTTGGGTAAGGCCGTAGCCCGTTCCACCACAGGGGATTTGCAGCGGGCTTGTGATTTTCTGGAGTGGGCGGTGTTGATACGGAAGGGGTGTTCGCGCCAGCGGATGGCGGCGCGGAATCGGCGTCTTGGATGACACTGTAGAATTGCGGTAAATCCATCTACTCTGTTATGCCAGTACGCCAAGGCGGCAAATACTACGCGCAGGTGCTGCTGGATCTGAACCGGTACAAGCTGCTTGAGGAGCTGGCCCAGGCCGAGGGCAAGAAGGTCACGGCGCTGATTCGGGAGTTCACGTACCAGGCGCTGGAGCAGCAGGTGCCGGCGTCGGATTACAAGGCCGCAGAGGCGGCGGATACGGCGCTGTGGGCGGAGTCGGTGCGGCGCAGGGTGCAGGGGCGCCAAAAGAACCGCAAGCCGCCTACGGCCCAGCAGAGGCTGGCCAAGGCCAAGGCCGTTCTGGAGAAGTACAAGTACCTACTGTGAAGTTGTGCGACTGCGGTCACAGCCGCTTGCTGTTCCCTATTAGTCTAGCCCCGTTGTTTGAGGTGGGGCGGTGACGCGCTACTCAGTTTTGGTGGGCGACCGATGGGTCGCTGCGGTGTATGACGTGACCGGGCCAGGGGTCAAGTTGACGGACCAGCGGGAGGATGCCTGCTCTTGGGTGACGCACGAGGCGGCTGCTGGGGCGGCCCGTGTGGTTTCAGGCTTTTTTAAGGAGCCGGCTTGGATTTATGTCGTCCAAGAGCCCGACTATCCGGCAAGCTGGAAGGTTCAACGCGCATCGGTGGCGGGATGAGGAATTGCGATCCAGTCGAGCAGCAGGCTCGGCAAGACTTTCTTGATGAGCTGTATCGCGCCGCAGGGCGGGACCGGCTAGAGCATCCCGACTACAGCCTGTACACCGGGCTGTACCAGCAGTGGACCCAGCAGCAAACCGAGGTGGCGCAGTGACTGACGAGCAACTGAAGGCTGCGTTTTTGGACTGGTGGAAGGACAGCTTCCCGATGGCGCCACCTAATTCGAGGACTGTGGAGACGCATGTCGCTTTTGCGTCGCATGTGCTGGCGCTGGCTGAGCTGTTCAAGGAGTACGAGGACAAATGATCCTTTCTGACATTGAGATTGCGGCGTACTGTCGTGCCGGGATGGTGGATCCGTTTGACCCACGGCTGGTGGGGCCGGCGTCGCTCGACGTCAGGCTTGGTTCGCAGCTGATGGTGGAGACGCCGCACGAGCTGGAGCTACAGCGGTTCAGCATTGCCGACCGCTGCAAGGAGCATCCATATCTGCTCAAGCCGGGCGAGTTTGTGCTGGCCGAGACGGTGGAGGTGTTTCACCTGCCGGAGGATCTGGCGGCGCAGTTCATCCTGAAGAGCAGCCGCGGTCGCTCGGGCATTTCGCACAGCCTCTGTGGATTTTGCGATCCAGGGTGGAATCACAGCCGGTTGACGATGGAGTTGCACTCGCTGCGGAAGTTCCACCCGATCCCGCTGTGGCCGGGCATGAAGATCGGGCAGATGGTGTTTAGCCGGATGTCGAAGGTGCCGGACCGGAGTTACGCGGTTGTGGGGCACTACAACGGTGACTTGACGGTGATGCCGTGCAAGGTGGCGGCATGAGCGATCCAGTGGAGGTGGCGATGGCCGCCTTCTGGGATTACCGCTTGGCGGGGCGGGGGATGCACGACCGGCAGCGGATGGAGGCTGCGCTCCAGGCGGTGGCGGTCTTGATGCCCTACCCTGTCAGCTCGCAATTTTTGAACCAACTACACACAAGCAATCGTGCATTACCCGAAGGCGAACTCGGTCGAGGCATATCTCAATGCGATCGGGCGGACGCCGCTGCTGAGCAGCGACCAGGAGATCGACCTGGGACGGAAGATCCAGCGGATGGTGGCGCTGAAGGAGGAGCAGCGGGAGCTGACGCCTAAGGAGCGGCGCGAGGTTCGCATCGGCGAGCGAGCGGTGGAGCACTTCGTTAAGGCGAATCTGCGGCTGGTCGTCAATGTGGCCAAGCGGTACTACCGCGTGGTGACCCACATGGAGCTGATGGATCTGGTGCAGGAGGGCAACATTGGCCTGATGCACGGGGTTCTGAAGTTCGATCCAACGCGGGGGTACAAGTTCAGCACCTATGCGTACTGGTGGATCCGGCAGTCAATGGCTCGGGCGATCTCGACCAAGGAGCGGGTGGTGCGGCTGCCTGGGAAGATTGCCGAGATGGCGGCCAACTGGAGCAGTGCGATCCAGGAGTTGGGGCAGCGTCACGGGAGGATGCCGACTACCGAGGAGATGGCTAAGCACTTCGGTGTGACTGTCGAGGACGTGCGGCTGTACATCAACCGAGGGCAACAGGTCTACTCACTCGACAAGGTGGCGCTGGAGGGCGAGGGCAGCTCGCTGGGAGACTTGATCTGTGACCCGCTTGATCCTGCGGGGACGGAGTCGATGCGGCAGGCGGAGCAGATGGAGATGCAGTCAATGCTGGATGGGGCGTTCCAGCACTTGACGGACAAGGAGGCGGAGTTGGTGAAGCGGTATTGGGGGCTGGGCACGGACGTGTCGGAGACGTACTCGGAGCTGGGGCGGGAGATGGGAGTTAGCCGGGAGCGGGTCCGGCAAATTTTGGGGGTGGCGCATCGGAAGATGCGGCATTACATGGCCGTGGCCAATTCATTCACGACCCAGCAGGCGAGCCAGGCGCTGGCCGAGTGTGGGGCGCCGGGGCGGGGCTTCCATTAAAAGGGAAATCAGCTCCAGCTCGCCAATGTGCTGGGTCGCCTGCCTTATGATGGTCTGCTGCAGCATGTTCTGTTGGGCGAGCGAGCAGGCCAAGTCAATGACGCGGTCTATGTTCTCTCGGCCTTCGCTTCGGAGGATGTCGCAGGTGTGCCGGTACTGGGCCTGAGCAGCGAGGCTGGGTTTGGGGATGAGCCACTCAGCCAGTGCCATACAGACCTCGTAAACCTTTCATTCTGCGAGTCTAGTCATGGCTGAGCCAACTTTGGAATTTATTTCCAATGAGCAAGGACGGTGGTGGGAAGTCACCTATGCAGGTATGACTCGGCGGCATGAGCAGGATTGGCAGGCATTCATCTTCTATGAGATGGCTCGCGCTGCTTACGCAATAGCACAGCTGCAGCAGAACGAGGACTGCCAATAGGCCAAGACCGAACGGGATCCAGTAACATTAGGTTGCCCCGGCGGGTTCCAGCCCCTGGGGCGTGACCAACTCATTGTGACTGAGCTGATGCAAGAAGTATGGCAGCCCGCTCGCGGGTATGAGGGCTTTTACGAAGTTTCCAATCAGGGCAGGGTAAAAAGTTTAGCGCGATGGAGCTGCGAAGGAAAAGGAAGGCGTTGGATATCTGAGCACATTCTTAAACCTGTAATAGTTAAAGATGGGTACACAGCTGTAGGCATAAAAGGAAAGCAATTGAAAGTACACAGATTGGTAATGGAAGCTTTTATGTCTCCTGTACCGGTGTGGGCTACAATGATTAACCATATAGATAAAAATCCTGCGAATAATAAATTAACTAATTTAGAATGGAGTCACAACGGTCATAATAAAAGACATGCAAACAGAAAATATATCTACAAAAATAATTTGTACTGTTTAACTGAACTTTATGAAATTTGTGGAATTAGCATAGCACGTTTACACTCTCGCATACATTACCTCGGGTGGCCTGTTGCTAAAGCAGTTGAAACGCCAATTAAAACCACTAAACACACGTAAATACAAATCTTTATGTTGCTACTGTTATGCACCAGCCGGAGTTTGCACCTTCAGGCAGCCAGCGCGGCAGCCAGTTTTTGCGACTGTACGTAATACCTGCACCTTTGCTGTGGTTGGCGTAACCACCGTTTACAAGATCAGCTTCTCCGTTCGGGTCGTTGTGGATAAAAGCTTCAGAGGTGTAGCCAGTGACGACGCTCCAGTGGCCACCGCCGCTGGGCTTATTGACAGGACCTTGGTGGAGCCACCCAGCCATTACAGGGCGGCCGGCCTTTAGTTCCGATTCAAGTAGGGCAACTGTGCCAGTGGTGCGGAACTGAGCTTTGATGCCTAAGCTATTAAGCGCTTTGATTTGGGCATTCGAATCGGTCGTATCGCCATATTTGGCGCGAATGCGGTTGTATTCGTCGTCGTTTTTGACTTTTCCGTAGAAGCGAGCCAGCATGGCGGCGCTAGAACTAAAGCACTCGCGGTAGCCACTGCCGCTGGCATTGTCGTTCTGCGCTTCGTAAGGAACCTGCAAACGGACAGTTTGCTGTGAAGGTGCGACGCCGCTACCCATGAATAGGGCGACTTCGGCGGCGCGGCGGCGCACCAGGCCGGGCAGTGGGGCGCCGTTGGCTTTGTCCCAGCGGGGCAGTTCCTTGGGGATGACGACTCGGGCGGATTCACCGGCGGCGAGGCGCTTGCGAAGCGTTGAGTCTTCAACTGCTCCAAGGCCGACGTTGAAAGCCCACGAGATGAGGGCGGCCTGCTGGTTAGCGCCGTACTTCTGGGCGGCAGGGATCAGCTCGAAGACGTTGGGGGCGACACGATCCAGCAGGTCGTCGCGCAGGAGTGCTTCGGCTTCGCTGGCGGTGATGGTGTCGCCCGTGCGGACCGGGCCTTTGCCGGGAAAGCGCGTGGCGCCATACCCAATAGTGGGTATGCCCGCAGGGCATTTGTAGGCTTCAAGGCGTAGACCTTCCCAGTCCTTGATGAGTTTGGTGGCTGGGGCGACCCAGGCGGGGTCGGGCTGTTTGCCGGATTGGCTCCAGGTTTTGAACCAGGCGTTGTCGCGGGTGAGCAGGCTGGCGGGCATGGCTGCTTCGAGTTCCGAGAGGGCTGCCATTTGGTGCGGCAACCCCTTGTAGTAGCGGAACAGATCGAGCAGGCGGATGGGTTGCTTGGTGCTCACTTTTTAAAAGCTCGGATGGCGCCGGCAACTGGACTGTAAAGCCCGATTACCGCTTCGATTTGAGATTGATCTGGAATTTTGCGGGTGGTGGCGGCGATGGCTCCGGCCACCTCGTTGCGGACTTGCTGGGGCGTTCCAGTGATGAGGAGGCCGGGCAACTCAATGTCAAGGCGCCTGTAGATGAGGGGGAGACCTTTGCGGACGGCGCGGTCGAGGGCGAGGCGCATCAGGATGCGACCGAGTTCGACGAGGAAGAGTTTCATGGCTCTGGAGGGGTTTGGACGAGCAGCGCGAGTAATGCTGCTGGTGCGGCTGTTACTGCGCCTTCAAGGCGGCCGCGGGAGCTGTCGCAGGTGCCGGGTTTGCGGGTTTCGCACACGGCCAGATCAGTGCAGAACACGGCGATGCCGGTGCCGTAGAAGGCGACGATCCAGCGGATGATGAAGCGTCGCTCGTTCATCAGAATTTGCGGCGCTCTTGGCCTTCCCATTTGGTGTCCTTGGCTTCTATTTTGGCGACGCGCTGCTCAACGGTGTTGAGGCGGGTGAAGGTTTCGCGGCGGTCTTCCTTGATGTCGGTGTGCAGGATTTCAAGCTGGGTAGCGATATGCTCCACGGCGGAGGTGAGGCGGATGACGGCATCCCTAGCCTCGTCGTTGCGTTTGCCGAATCCCATGGCGCCCATGGCGGCGACCGAGATGGAGGCGCCGGCTACAGCGGCAATAACTTCAATCACCAGTACCGAAAAGCCGCTGCATACCTAGCTTGCCCGGTAGAAGACCATGCAGTTGTTGACGAACCAGCCCATGTGGTAGCCGCTGGCGGCGTACTCCCTGAGGTGCTGCTCGATCTCCTCGTCGCGCTGCAAGCCGTTGGAGGTGAGGCGCTCAGCCCAGTAGTCCTTGGGCTGGCAGTTGATGTGGCCAACGCCGCCTTGGCCGGGTTGGGCAGCGCTCCAGATCAAGGTGCTGCCCGGCGCTACGGCAGCAGCAATGCTGGCGGCTACAACGTCGGCCTGGTCTTCGGCAATATGCTCAGCTACCTCTAGGCAGATCACCAGCTCGGCGGTGTCCTCGTTCTCAAAAAGGCTTTGCTGGCGCAGGTGCTCTTTGCCCTGCACTCGCTCGTCGGTGTCAATGCCGGTAGCGTCAATCCCGTGTTCGCGCATGGCGTCTACATAGATGCCAGGGCCGCAGCCGATGTCCAGTGCTGTCTGCGGCTGGAGCGTATCGGCGATCCAGGCGGCAAGGCGCTTGGCGAAAGGGCCTTCCTCCTGCTCGATTTGGGTGTAGCTGATCTCGCGCAGCTCGTACCAGCCGGCGCGGTACAGGTCGTTGAGCTGGCGGAAGATCTTGTCGTAGCGCTTGCCGCAGGCTTCTAGCGACCACTTGCTGCGGGCAATGTCGGCAATGGTGCGACGGTCCAAATCGCCCACAGCGAGGATGCCGTCGATCCAGTCCTGCAGGGTGTGGCAGCGGAAGCCGCTGATGCCCTCAATGACGGTTTCGGTCATGGCGCCGTAATCCACCGCCACCACCGGGGTCCCGCAGAGCATGGCCTCTACTGCCATGCCGCAGAACGGTTCAGTGAAGACCGTCGGGGCCAGCAGCGCCCGAGCATTGCGGAGGAACTCAGAACGCGCCTTGCCCGCGATGGGGCCTCGGTACTCGATATTCGGATGCGCCCAGGGCGTGGGGTCGCCTTGGCCGTGGAGGACGATGGGCCACGGGCTGTGGTCGGCTATCGCCTTGATGGTGTCAATGCCTTTGAGCGGGGTGATGCGCCCGAGGAAGGCGAGGTACTGCCCTGGTTCGTAGCTGGGTTCCCAGTCGTCAAGGTCGTAGTAGTTGGGGACGACCCACTCGTAGTTTTTGCCGTTGCGGTTTTCTTTGCCTTGGTGGTAGTGCATCCAGGCATAGGACTCGAAGATGCGGAAGCTGTCGGGCATCAAGGTGGGGTAGCCGATGCCGGTTTCGACGTGCTGGTGGCCGGGAAACTCGGCCATGAGCTGCTGGTGCGCGTGACCGAAGGGGTGACAAATGATGTCTTGCGGTTGCAGGCGCTCGCGCAGTGCGGGGATCAGGCGCTGTTCAAAGAGTTGGTGACCGGCGCTGCCCACGGTGGCGTCGTTGCCGTGGAAGTCTGTTTCGCTGCGGTTGTAGAGCGCCCCAAACTCAGCGGCGCTGAGCATCACAACATGCTCGTCGGCTTCCGACTCCGAACCAGCGTTGCTGTACTCAATCACCGTGTAGCCCTGCATCCGCATCATGCGAGGGAAGCGCAGGGCTTTGCCGGTGAACGCACAGTGGCTGTAGGCCTGTGTGTGCTGGGTGTGGAAGATGCCGACGAGGTGCAGGCGGGGTTTGGCCATGCTTAGCTAGCGCTAAGGCACTGTAGGCGCCGGCAGCGTGTAAATGCCATCTAGGTGCCCAGCCACGAGGACGGCCTGCAGTTCGGTGAGGTGGTCGGCGGTGAACGTGCCAGTGGCCAGGATGGCGTCGATGCTGGCCTGGATCGCGGGCTCGCTAGGGCGGCCTGCCTTGGCATCACCCATGAGCGCAATGAACTCGGTGGCGAGCGTGTTCATCGGCAGAGATACCATAGATTGTTCCCGGATAGAAGTATAAACACTGGACATTATTAGTTCGCCCCAAAAACCGAGGTAATCAGCGTTGGCGCGGATGCGGCTAGCAATTTCTTCGACAGTGGCATCAGATACTTGCCATGTTTGCAGCCACTGTCCATTAACCAGGATAGGGTCAGTCTGGTTAAGATTTTGAATAGCAGGGTTGTAGTCAGGGGGCAATTGCTCAATTATAGGAAAAACATCATAAGCAGCCAGTGTCTCTTCTGTTGGACTACGCGGGAAGCTGGTATTGCTATTGTCGCGTTGTAGATCGCCAATCGAATAGGGAAAGGTGACCAGGGTCTGATTTGGGGCGTAGACGTAAATCATGGGTTCAACGAGAATAGCGTAAAGTTAAAGACTCAAAGAGCCACTCTACGGAAAGCACGAACGTGGGCGGAGATAGCATTGCCTACGTCCCCTTCAAATCCATCAAGGAAGCTGACAGTATACGTCTCAGTTACATTGATAAGACTTCGTGTGCTTGTAAAGTGGAAAACATCCACAAACGCTTGTGTTCCTCCGAGTTGAAAAGCCGTCAGAGATGTCCTGGCAGGTACACTAGCAGTACGGTTGACTGTACGCTCAGGCACCGAATATGGATTAATGCCGAATGAAGTTTGGTTGACAGTAGTAGTAGGCTTAAGATTTTCATAGGCAATATCTAGTTCATAACGTGCCGGTAAGTACCAATCGCTGAAGCCTCCGGTGACAAGCGTGTCACAGAAGTTTGCTGCGCCGTAGTTACTGATGAAATCAACGGCTTTGATCTGATTAATATTAGCTATTCCGTCATATGGGCTATCCAATGCGGGACCGGCTGCTCCTGGGCCTCCAAATTCCCTATATGTAGTCAGCGTATAGCCAGGGCCAGTGGCGCCGGTTGCTCTTGGGGCCACGATCAACGCATGTGTAGGAACGCCATTGGCTGTATGGCTAATCAAGCCCGCATAATACCCACCCTCAAATGCGTCGCCAATAGCGGGCAGTTCAATACCCTGGTTGCCAGCCGCAGCCCTCAACCCATTTGAACATCTCATGCTACATCTCCGACATAAGCACCATAGGTCTGAGTGCTGACTTTCCAAAATTCGATAACTGTAAAACCGGTAGTTGCAAGTGTTGGCGGCGTACCTCCAACCCATTTGACACCGCCGGTTCCCCATGTAGCATCAGTCCATGTAAGGGTAAAAGCAGTTCCGTCGGCAACCATAAGTGTTATTGCTTCGCCCGCCAAAAAGTTAGTTGCTTTTGGAGTACGGCTTGCTCCAAGCGTAATGAGTTGCACACTTCCGTTTCCGGGATCAACTTCAAATGCTGCTGCATCAGTTATCGTGAATACATCTTCCTTAATGGTCCCGGTAATCACTGGATCCGTAAAGACCGCTTGAGTAGCCTTCACCTCCCATCCAGAGCCATTCCATAACCAAGTACGACCCAAATAGGTGTACTCTTGGTTGAGCGTGGGCGAAGTGGGAAAATCAATAGCCATGATAGTTACAGGTTTCCGGTATTAGTACTGGGGAAGGCCCTGTTGGGCCCCCAGATAATGCGTACTGCACCACCGCCACCATTTGCCTGTTCAGTAGTAGTGTTGTCAGCACCGCAACCACCACCGCCATAAATACCCGGTATTGATGGGGTGCCAGTACCGTAAACGTTACCAAGAGCAGTAGCACTTGGTTGGGAAGCATTTGAGCCGCCGGATCCACTAAAACCGCCTGCACCGTCTGCGGTTGATCCAGCGCCGCCATTGCCAGAAGTCGTCTGACCAAGCAAGCCAACCCCAGCGCCAGATCCAGCGGAGTCACCTGAGCCGCAGCATCCGCCACCACCGGCGCCGCCGCCAGTCCCGGCCGCACCATTCCCAAGGCTTGGGGTAGCGTTAAATCCACCTCCAGCGCCGCCGGCACCGGTATAGCCACCAGCGCCGCCACCGCCACCAGCGCCGGCCGTTGTTCCGTTACGGTTACCGCCTGCCCCGCCATTGCCGCCGCCATCGCCAACGAAAGTTCCACCAGCGGGCGATGCGTTGGCCGCACAAACGCCGCCACTTCCTCCATTCCCTGCTACTGTCGCAGCACTAATGAAAAAACTTTGACCACCAGATCCTGCGGTACCAGTTGTAGCCCTAGTGCCGCCTGCTCCTACAGTGACGGTATAAGATTGGCCTGGAACAACCGGGATGTTATTCTTCCAGCCAAGGCCTCCACCGCCCCCACCTGATGAGCCACTCGTGTTGGCGGCAGGTCCACCACCACCGCCCACACAAACAGCGTCGACAAAATAGACACCAGCAGGTGCAACCCAACTTGTCGTGCCGACGGTCGTAAATTCGGCCTGGCCAACTGGCTGTTGTTGGAAAAAGGGAACTTGTTGTATCGTCATGTCAGACCAGCGCCAGATATAACGTAGTCATTGCTGGCAACGCATAGTATATTACCCAAGCCTCGCTGCGCCAATGTCCGGTTGCCAGTCGACGCAGTTCCAGCAAAGCGTAGGGTGACGCCAGTGGCTGTAATCGTTATAGAAGCCGCCGAGTTGTTGTAGATTACGCACATATCGCCAACAGCGAATGCAGTACTAGCATTAATCGTGACTCCTGCGGCCGTATTGATATGTTTACCGGCATCGCTTGCCACAATCGTCGTATTCGCCGATGCCGGGATGCCAAGCAGTGCGGGACCAGTAACGCCTGTAGCGCCAGTCACGCCAACACCTGTCGCCCCGGTCACCCCAGGAAAGCCAATTGGAGTAGGTCCTAGCTCAACCCACTGTGAAGTGCTATTTAAATCTATAAAATAAGTGTATAAAGTTCCCGTATTCTCATCAAGCCACTCATCTCCTTCATTTGGAGATGTTGGTGCGGTAGTGCTTGATGTAAAGCCGCCGCCGCCACCGCCTACTCCAGTGGCACCTTGCGGACCCGTGGCTCCAGTTACACCAACACCCGTCGCCCCGGTAACCCCAGTTGCACCTGTAGGACCTTCGACACCTGTTGCGCCGGTAACACCAGCCCCTGTGGCGCCTGTTGCACCACTCACTCCGATGACGCCGGTTGCACCGGATACGCCTACGACACCTGTTGCACCAGAAACTCCAATAGCTCCGGTAGCGCCAGTGGCACCACTAACGCCAATGACACCCGTAGCACCTGTTGCACCAGAGACTCCGATCACACCAGTGGCGCCTGTAACGCCAACAACACCGGTCGCACCAGTGGGGCCAGATACACCGACAACACCAGTGGCTCCCGTTGCACCTGAGACGCCAATGACGCCAGTGGGGCCTTGGACACCCGTGGCACCGGTAGCCCCAGAAACACCGACAACGCCAGTGGCTCCGGTTGGACCTTCTACACCGGTGGCGCCTTGAACTCCGGTGGCGCCGGAAACACCGACAACGCCAGTTGCACCAGTGGGGCCTGTAGATCCGATGGCGCCGGTGGCGCCAGAGACGCCGATGACTCCGGTCGCACCAGTGGGGCCGTCAACACCCGTGGCGCCGGATACGCCTACAACGCCGGTCGCACCAGTGGCTCCACTAACACCGACAACTCCCGTTGCTCCGGTGGCTCCTGAAACGCCGATGACACCGGTAGGTCCCTCAACACCTGTGGCACCTGTGGCGCCGGATACGCCTACAACGCCGGTCGCTCCGGTGGGGCCTTGGACTCCTGTAGCTCCCTGTATGCCAGTTGCACCAGAAACGCCAACGACGCCTGTAGCTCCAGTGGGGCCCGTAATTCCTTGGACACCGGTGGCGCCAGTGGCACCTTGGACTCCGGTGGCGCCCGAAACACCAACTGCGCCCGTAGCGCCGTCTACGCCTGCGACACCCGTGGCGCCAGTGGCTCCATCAATGCCTGCGGCGCCGGTGGCGCCTGTGACTCCGGCGGGGCCAGTGGCACCGGAAGCGCCGGCAACGCCTGTCGCTCCAGTGGGGCCGGCGACGCCTGTAGCTCCGGTGGCGCCGACGGGGCCGACGTAGCCCTGGGTAATGGCAGTACGGATGCTGCTGGGGGTGGCGCCCGAGTGAAGGAAGTGAGCGGTGACGTTGCTGGTGTGGGTCGTCTCGGCGTAGACCTTGACTACGATTCGATCAGTCGGGTCGAGAGGAATTACGCTCGTTGCAACAATTAGTGCCGTGTAATAGTTGCTTGACGTGGCGTTGATTTCGGGTCCATCAAGCTCAAACAGGAACGTCTCGGTGCCACCGGTATTGCGCTTATATACCTTGAAATTTAGATTCGTGCTACCGATATTGTCGCTAACATACGCCCAAAAACGCCATTCGTATTCACCGGCAGGAATTTCACTTAGGTTTGGATCGCCCGCATCGGTAGCAAATTCCTCGATAATAACTTGACCGCTGGTGTCGACGACAACCGCCGTCATATCGTCAGTCGGATCTGAGTCGGGGGTGTCCGGCTGGAGCGACTCGTAGCCGCTGATGTCGGAGTTGGTCTGGCGGAAGTACCAGATGCGGCCCGAGGCGCTGATGCCCGCCGCACCAGTGGCTCCCGTCGCGCCGGTTGTTCCTACGCCGGTGGCGCCTGTGGTGCCAACTCCTGTTGCGCCGGTGGCGCCGTTGACGCCGGACGCACCAGTGGCTCCGGTTATACCTATACCGGTAGCACCGGTAGCGCCGTCAGTACCTGCCACTCCGGTGGCGCCGGTGACCCCAACACCTGTGGCGCCTTGAACACCGGTCGCACCGGTGGCACCTGTAACTCCGGTGGGGCCTGCGATGCCAGTAGCACCGGCAGGACCTGTGGCTCCACTAACACCGATGACGCCGGTCGCGCCGGTGGCTCCGGTGATGCCAATGGGACCTGTGCTGCCTTGGACTCCGGTGGCGCCAGTGGCACCTGATGCACCTGTGCTTCCTTGGGGACCTGTAGCACCATCAACTCCATTAGCACCGGTTGGGCCGGTAGCGCCGGTGGCGCCTGCTCCTGTAGCGCCTGTAGAACCAACTGTGCCGGAAACGCCGGTGGCGCCGGTTATGCCTACACCTGTAGCGCCTTGCGGACCGGTGGCGCCAGTTACACCTGATGCTCCCGTAGGGCCTTCAACACCGGTAGCGCCAATGGCGCCCGTGGCACCGGTAATACCGATGACGCCAGTGGCGCCCGTTGCGCCAGTGTGGCCTTCTGGACCGGTGCTACCTTGGACACCGGTCGCACCAGTGGGGCCCGAGGGTCCAGTGGCTCCTTGAATACCGGTGGCTCCGGTGATGCCGATACCTGTTGCACCGACAGGACCAGTAACTCCGGTTGCACCGGCAATTCCTGTGGCACCAGTGGAGCCCGCGCCAGTGGCGCCGGTGATGCCGATGGGGCCAGTGGCGCCTGTGGCTCCGGTTGCGCCGTCGGCGCCGGCTGTGCCTTGCGCTCCAGTGGGGCCTTCGGGGCCGCTGGGGCCAGTGGCGCCCGATGGGCCGGAGGGGCCGGCAACGCCTGTGGCGCCGGTTGTTCCTACACCGGTGGCGCCGGTGGCGCCAGTGCTGCCGTCAACTCCGATGGTGCCGGCGGCGCCGGTGGCGCCTTGGGGGCCGGTGGCTCCGGTGGGGCCGGTGCTGCCATCAACGCCGATCGTTCCGGCTACGCCGGTGGCGCCGGTTGCGCCGGCTGGGCCAGTGGCGCCCGAGCTGGGGGAAACGGGCGACCAGCGGCTGGCGGCTGTGTTCCAGGCCAGGACTTGGCCGTTAGTGGCGGAAGCGGATTCAACGTCGTGGAGGTCGCGGAGGCGGGAGCCGACGTTCCAGCGGACCATCAGGATGCCGTTGTTGGCGTCGTGGACGACGGCGGCGACGGGGAGTTTGAGGTTGGGAGCTGTGGGCTCAGTGGCGGTAAAGCCGCCTGGTGTGGCTGGGTCGCACCAGAGGATGTCGCCTTCGGTGTAGGCGGTGGTGTTGACGCCGCGGACTTTGCCGAAGGAGGTGACGAAGCCGTCGCCGCCGGCAGGGATGATTTCGGCAGTGACGCCGAAGAAGACGTAGCCGGGGTAGGTGCCGTTGGCCACCATTGGGGCGACCTTGAGGCGGCCGCTGTTGCCGACGGTGCCGGCGAACATGACGCCGGTGCCCTTGGGAATGGCGACCGAGTTGCTGTTGTTGCGGCAGAGGGTGATCTGGTCGGCGCCGAGATGGAGATCGACGTTGTCGGTCAGGCCGAGGATCAGAGTGCTGGTGTCTGATTCCCAGGTGATCTGGCCTTGGGCCGGGTCAATGTTGGCGTCAGTCTCGAAGCCGAGGGCCGAGACGGTAGGGAAGCGGACTGGGTCGTAGGCCGGAAAGCCTTCGGGCGGTTGGGCGACCGACTGGATGGTGACCCGCATTTGGTTTTGCGGGCCGGTGCCTTTGGGCACCGCGACGGTGGTGACCTGGGTGCCGGGGTATGCCTCGACGAGGTAGGCGCCGATCGGCTCTAGGTCGGTGGCGTCGCTCCAGTCAATTAAGAAAACCGTCCAGCTGCGAAGCGCGCCGGAGTCGGTGTACTGCGGGATGGGTGTTAGATCCGGGTCACGGATCAGCACCACCTCTAGACCGGTGACGGACGTGCCAGTGGGTAGAGCTTCGCCGCTGGAGCGGACGGAGATGGCGGGGGTGGTGTCGCCGTTGGGCAGCGTGTAGGTGCCGAGCGACGCGGACAGCAGGGAAGCTAGCTCAGTGCGTAGTTCCAGCAGATTCACGCGGAGCTGACGAGCGGGCTTTTCCTAGTTTTCCGATGTTCCGGCGACCAACAGCAGATTGGTTTCAAGCCAGGCAAAGGTGTTGCGGTTCGGCAGTGTAACGGTGTAGGTGGCAAGCGGGCGATCCACGTCGCGCAGGGTGATGGGGCCGGAAAGGGCGTCGCCGATGGCGATGAGGCCGGCGCGGATATTCTTGCCTTCCCAAGTGGGGCAGACGATCCAGGCCATGCGGTCATCGGAGTGCAGCGCTCTTACCGCCGGAGGCGTGGCGGAGCTGTCGGCGCTGGCGAGGACTTTGTCCCAGGCGGCGAGCAGGATTGGGGCGTCCTTGCGCTCGGCGCGGAGAGCCAGCACGGTGGCGGCCACTTGTGGGGGAAGCACCTTGTCGTCGGCTTCGCGCTCGCGGTACATGGCGAAGTCCAGCGCCGTGAAGGGCTTGGTCTTCTTGGGGTCGCGGTTGATGTTGGCCGTCATGGCTTGGAGCGCCGCGATAGGTAGCTCCTGTAGTGAGGCGAGATCGCGGCGGATTTTGTGGAGATGGCGCCAAGCGGCCAGCACTACGGTGCGGAGTTCGCCGTGGAAAGTGCGGCGCTCAAAGGTGCCTGGGTAGGCGTGGCTCAGCTCCCAGAAGATTTCGGCCCAGGGCGTTTCTTGGCGGCCGGTTGCTCCGGCGGCTGCTTTTTTAGCTCTTCCTCGGTGGGCGGGGCCGACGGCATGTCTTCGGCGTCTTGCTCGTCCCGAGCCAGTGCCCAGATGTCGTCAAACAGGGCTTGGTCGAGGTTTTGAGTTTCTTCGAGGGTCCAGCCGGGCTGGTTGCAGCGCGAGCGGATTAGGGCGGTGACGGTGGCTTCGCGGTCGCGGCGGCCTGCGAGGGCGAAGACACGACCCACCTCGTCAATGCGCTCGGCGTGGCGCAGGCGAATGGCGTCGGCTTCGGGTTCCAATGTCCGACCGCCTATGGCGCTTTCGATAATCTGGAACGCTTCGGTGAGGCTGAGGTTTTCCTCCTTGGCGATGGCGTCGGCGATCTGGGCGCCGCGCACGAAGCTGGACTGTTCGCCGGCAAGGAGTTCGGCGATTGTGGCGGATTCGCCCACCGTGAGGCCGCCCCGCACCTCTAGCTCCAGGATGCCGCAGCGGTCGTTGCCGACGCGGCGGGTGGTCGGTGCTGCGGGCGGAGTGATGAACGGCAGCATTAGCTGTTGACGATCTTTGCTATCACTCTAGCCGCACTGTCCTGCAGCAACTTGGCATAGCGGTTGGCTGCTGTTTGGATCTTGAGCTGCTGGCTCAGGCGGCGTGGGTCAGGGGCGGTCATGGTCGTATCCGCGCAGGCGGCGTAAAGTTACCGTCGTATAAAGCTTTAGGTGTCATCTTAAGGCCATGCAGTTTCATAGGGCCGGTATAAGTTCCACCTCCAGTGCCCCCAAATGCTATGTCTAAACGGTTTTCATTTTCTACTACACTTAACTGATAACTGTCAGCTCCACTTGGGGGCTCCCAGAACACAGAGTCGGAGCCAGAGGCTCCAACGCTGCCTGAATATTGAACGCCGTTTATGTAAAAAGATAATTTTTGTCTTAACGACCCTGGAGCGACACCAGGCACCTGCTTGGATACAAGTGCGTAATGCTGCCACTGCAGGTCAACAACTGGATTTAGCGCACCGTCAACGTACCCGGCGCTGCCTGGGTCGTTTAGGGGTACGCGGTCCGGGTCTAGGTTATATGCACCTGTAAAAACTGTGGGCCCAAGCGAGCCGCTAGGCGGGTAGTACGGACTTTGGACAATAATAGTCACATACCTAAAATCAATGCCGGATGGATCCACGCCCCGCTGGATTTTAATTTCTAAATCGCTAAGGCCAGCAAAATTAGGTATATTTGAGCAGTACAGTTGAAAGGAGTCGAAGCTGTAAGTGGTATTAGGAAACGAGGGCCAACGCAGAAAGAACTCAATTGTAAAATTTTTAAGTATTCCGTTCGTAAACTTTGATTTAGAATCAGCGGGAAAAAAGTTTGCGGTTCCACCGATCAAATCATTAGTAGTAGTTTGATCCGGCCCCGTGCTTAAAGCTGGGCTGTTAGACGGTCCTCCTTGTTGTTGGTAGACAATACTATTGGAGTTAATTAAATTTCCCCACCGGGGTGTCCACTGACCTAGAGCATCTAGATAGGTTGATAGCGGGAATGGTATGCCTGTTTGAACGCCGCCGCTAGGTAGAAGCATCAAGTAATCATCGTTGGCACTCCGAAATGCCGCTGGCTCGTCCTGCGGGCGCGGTGCTGCGTTGGGCGTTCCAGTCAGAGACTGACCTTGGACATTGCGGCCGTCGGCGGCGAGGCGGGCGTTGCGTTTGTCGGCACCTTCGGCTTCAATGCGGCGCTGGCGCTCTTTCTCTAGCTGGGCCTGGCGGGCAGCCTGTTGCTGTTGCTTGGCCTTGTCAGGTAAGCCGCCCGACCCAACGGTGACATTGATTTGGGTGCTCACGGCTAGTCGTCGGTGACAAGCTGGATCCGGTAGGTCTGCGTTTGCCCAGCCGCCAGCGTGATGTTGGGGTCTTCGACAATCAGGCTGTGGATGTAGGTAGCGCCGTCTATGTAGACCACAACGCGGTCGTAGGAATAGCCCGCACCAGTGGCTGTGAAGGCGGCGTCAATGGCGGGAATCTCGTAGCGGGCGTCGGTGGCGTCGTAGGCACCAGTGGCGATCACGCTGCTGAAGCGGACGTAGCCATTGCCGCTCTTTTCAACGCTTTGCCAGTTGGCCACGGTGCTCTCGGCGGTGTAGCCGGTGGCGCCGACCGAGCAGAGCATGACTTTGAGCGTCTCGCCTTCGTAGGCCAGGTTGGCGACGCGGGCGAGTTCCTTCTGGCTAACGGTAGTGGTGAGTGCCATATCAGGTCACCGTGAAGGTGAAGATGCCGCTGGCGTTCCAGATGATCTGGAAGATACCGCCGTCAGTGGTAGTGATGGTTTCACCAAAGTCAATAAAGAGGACTGGTGGGTCGTTGGCGTCAGTGTCGTTGTAGAGGATGGCGTAAGCGGCAGCAAGGCTTCCGCCTGCTGGGACGGTCCAGCTCACATCGTTGGCGTCAAACTTGGCGTCGTTTGTAGTGACAGTGGTAACTGCAACACTGGCAAGAGTTGCGCCTGCGGTGGTGTAACCGTTGCCGCTGGCGACCTCGGTTTTTGTGATGCCGGCCAGCGTTGTGGCAGAGGCTAGGTAAGTAGCGGCGGTGTAGAGCGCCACTTTGTAAGCGTCGGATGAAGCGTTGGCGCCCGAGGCAAACCGCTGGGCCGTGTGGTCGAATATCGAGACGGTAACGGCCATGGACAGGGCTGTGCTTACTCCTAGGTTTCCGAAGCCTGCTTAAACGGAACTGAGCGTCGGCACGTCAGCTGCTATTGCAACCGTACTGACCGGTACAGCAACGTATTTCCCAACTGGGTAACCCACGGTCGGTACAGGCGCAACGATGCTGAGTGCTCCGGCGGCGGGGCGGACTGCGTTGCTGCTGGCCACGACCGGGGCAAAGGCGGCAATGCTTAGCGTTGCGGCAGGAACTTGAGCCAGCTGGTAGCGCTCGCCCGTGTAGCCGATGTCAAGCTTGAACGTAGGCACCTCTGTGAGCACCGTGAGGGGGTAGTCAAACTTGGTGACGACAGCGCTAAGGCTGATGCGGCCTTCGTAGACGGCGGTTTCGTTGTAGGGCAGAACCACCGTGTTGGCGTTCATCTGGCCATCCACAATCGCTGGCTCGGCTGGCAGGGTGGTGATGCCTGGGGCGACGGGGAACCAGAACGTTCCAGTGCCGCCGACGGCTGCCCAGAACAGGGCGTCGGTGCTGCAGACGATGCCGTTGCTGTCGAAGGCCCACTGGTTGCCGTTGGCGCGGTAAAGCGCTGTGAGGCCGTCGGCCTGCAGGTACAGCGGGCTGAACGGGGCGACAGGCAGGCGCTCTGGGGCCAGCTGCAAATTCACGCCACTGCGGTTGCCCAGTAGCAGGCGGTTTTGAACGCGGCCATAGCGGTTGGCCTTGGCTGGGGCGTCGCTCGGTGTGGCGGTGAACGGTCCACCGCTGGGCCCCGAGAAGATGTCATCAGGGGCATAGGGCATTGAAAATTCAATGCGGCGCTGCGCTGTGGCGCTGCCAAGCGCTAGCTCTAAGTCGGCCACGCTGTCGGTGCGCCAGCCGTTGTTGGGGTCGCCGCCTTTGGCATTGGCAGCATTGTTGATGTCGGCTACAGGCGGCAGGCGATTGTTGAGCCGGGAGTCGCCGTAGTTGACCGTTGCATTAGTGGAATCCAGCAACAATGCCCCCGTGCTAAGCAGGGTGCTGACGTAGGAGGTCAGACCAGCGCCGGTTTCTATGGCTTGGCCTGCAACGGCAATGAGTTGCTGGCCTTCTTGGGTGTAGCCAAAGATGGCAAAGTTATCAGTGATGGTGCGGGTGTAGCCAGACACCACCTCTTCAGTAACAACCTTCTTGCGCGAGACAATGGTGTTTGCGGTTGCGGCGTATGCCGTGCCATCGGGCGCCCAGGGCAGGTTGAACGAGGCCAGAACTCTGAGCTGGCTATCTTGCACGAGTGTCGTAGTGCGGTTGACATCGCCGCTGGTGTAGTACCAGCTGCCGTTGGGCAGGTTGACCTTAATTGCTTCTACGGCGTACTCGTAGGTAGTGACCTCGGTTTCGGTGATCTCCGTGCTCGGATGAATTGGGAAATACCCCAACTCGTTGAAGATGGTTTCTAGATAGCTGCCTCCAGCTTCTGCCGCGATGGTGGTTTTGGTAACGGTTTGCTTGGTGATGCGCCGTTCACCGCCGGATTCGTACTCGATTTCGGTGATGGTTTCAGGAATGTAGCTGTAGAGCGATCCAGCGACCCTGATGCTTTGCTCCGCTCCACGGGTAATGGTGTACACCCATGGGTCGTTGAAATCGTTGCTGCTATCAGGGTTCTTGAGCTTAAGGGTGCTGTAGCTGACCGTGACCGCTTCGCCGGGGAGTTGGCCGGTGCCGATGGGGCCCAAGTCCACGATGTCGGCTGCGGTGTAGACCGGGCCGCTACCGCCGTCCTGATCCAGGCTGACGATCTGGAGCACCTCGCTGGTGTCTAGGTAGCCGAAGTACGACTCGGAAACCAGCAGGTCGCTCAGCACTTGGACGTAGCCGGCGCCAAAGTCAAACTCGGCGACCGAGAACTTGTTGGTGAGTGGGGTGGTGCTGGCGGTGATGCCCAGCTCGGTCAAGCACTTGGCCATCACGCTGTTGGCGTGGATGGGCAGGGTGACAATGAGCTGATCGGCGGGGTCGTAGTCGTTGTTCTCGTCGTCGTCAAAGGCCGTCCAGACCACCGGCTCCTGCAGATCGCTTAGATAGGTGAGCTTGCAACCGAGTTCGACCTTGGTGGTGCGGCGGAAGGGGTCGGCGAACGAGGAGAGGACGCGCAGGGCGCGGGGCAGGCTGCGGGTTACACCGCCTTTGGTGTAGCTGAAGGTCACCGCCGTGCCAATGGCTGGGGTGATGAGGCCGCTGATTTCGCAGGTGCCGCGAGTTTTGACGAGGCCGCTGCCTTGTAGGTAGTCGTCCGAGATGCTGCCGCTGATCAGGGTACCGAGCGAGCAGGTGACCGTGGCGCGAATGTCGATGGCCATTACTTCACCAGCGCCAGGTCAAAGCTGACGGTGTACCGGGTGCTCTTGGCGCCGCCGCTGATGATGATTTCGGCGGTGGCGGTGGGCGGCGAAATGGGGAACCAACTGTTGACTGCCGGGATAGCAGCCACCACTTCCTCGTACCACGTCTGGATCACGGCCCAGCTGGCGCTGCTGGTGGTGCCTTCGATGCGGCGGATTTTGGTGGCGGTCAGCGGGCCTTGGATGACGTGGGCTCCGGTGGTGGTGAGGCCCAGCGTAGGGCCGTCTTGGTAGGTCACTGGGTCGGCGGTCAGCACGATGGTGGCTGCTGCAGTTTCGCCGACGCCGAGCGAGGGGACGATCTTGTCTGGGGTGCCGGTGACGATGTACCAGCTGCCGAAGCTGGGGAGGTTGGATTCGGTGCTCTGGCGATTCTTTTCCTGCTCGCGCAGCAGGACTTGGAGGGCCTGGGCGGCGTCAACGAGGGTGACGCTGGCGGAGATGTAGGCGCCGGTTTGCTCGCCGGTGGGTGGTTCGGTGAACCAGCAGGCGAGGCTGTTGATGCTGACGCCATTGGCATTGGCGGTCAGGGCGATGGTGGTGCCGACCGTTCCAGATAGGAGGGTGTCCTGGTCGGTGATGCGGGTGTTGCGCCAGGCGTCGTAGGAGCTGAGCAGCAGCTGCCACTGGGCCGGGGTGACGAGGCCGCTGATCTGGAACGAGCGAGCAGTAAGGCCGGTGCGGGCCTCGCCCTCGTAGCCGAACGGCTGGACCGTCAGGAGGTTGCAGGTAAACGAGCCGAGGGTGACGGTCATGGAATGCTGGAGGCGCGGTTAATTTCCAACTGGGACTGCGCGTCGTATGGGACGTTTGCGCTGACCTGCACAACCCATTCTTTGGCGTTCAGCTCGGCCACTTTGGCGGCGAGGTCGGCATTGACTGTGGCGAGTCTTTCCGTGTTCAGGTTAAGCGCTTGTTGCGTATCGACCGAGGTATCAACGGCCTGTTGCTCAATTTTGATTGCCTCGATGAACTGGAGGATGGACTGGTTGATGCCGGCGGTGGTGCCGGTGAACTCGGGGGCGTAGTTGACGCCGCGCAGTTGCTTGAACTGCTCTTGGGCAACGCGGAAGCGGGGGAGCAGTGTCTCGAAGGTCTGGCGCTCTTGGTTGACGCGGTCTTGGGGGCTGAGGAATTGGTTGAGGCCGCCCGCACCAGTGCGGAGGCGTTGCAGGCTGAGGAATGCTGCGTCGGCGTCTTCGCGCAGCTTGATGCCGGCTTGAGTAAGGGCGTCCGAGCCTTCAATGAGTGCGAGCTTTGTTTGTTGTGCGGCGACGTTCTGCTCGCCTACTAGCCGAACCGCTTCGGTTTCATTGCCGACTTGCCGCGCTGCCGTTATTTGCGCCCCCAGTTCCTGTTCGCGGCGTCTAGCGTCTGCGATGCGTTGCTGGATGCCTTGTGCTTCTTTAAAGGCGCGACGCTGTTCAGGTCCGCGTATGCCTGCTAGTTGCTCAGCCGCAGCTATCTGACTTTTAATTGAATCTAAAGCAAGCTGGTTCTGTGTTTGCTGTAGCGCTGCAGTCGCCTTCAATGCAAGCTGACGCTGCGCTTCGGTTTCTTTATACGCTTTCTCTATAGCGCCTAGTGCGGCCAGCTCAGTTTTGTATAGTTTTGCCGATTCGGCGCTAAGATCGCGGGCAAAGAAACGCTGCCTGGCTTGTTGCCGTTTTATCTCAAGATCAAGCAGTTGGTTTTGTAGTCCAAGATTTGCGGCGCCGCTTGTGTTGCCTACCGCAATAGCAGTGGCGATGTCGCGCTGCACACGGGCACGACGCTCTTCGATAGCAAGGATGTCGTTCTGTACTTTTTGGAGTAGGGTCGCCTCTCCGATCTGCTCTTCTTGGAAGCTTGCGGTTCCGATTTGAGTTGCGCCCACGCCGGCAAGGCCCGCACCAGCTAGAGCTAGGGGTAGGCTTGCTCCGCCTGTGAAGGGTGCGGCGGCCAAGCCAGTTGCGCCTAATAGAACGCCTAGGCTTCCTAAGGCGGCACCTTGGCCGCGTAGCGCTAGAGCGCCGCGGGTTGTGGGAGTTCCCCCCGGCAGGTTTACGACGCGCTGGATGATGCCGTCGAGCCAGCCGATGAACTGGGTTGCGGGGCCTGCGAGCAGGTAGCCCAAGCGTTCTTGGAGATCGCCGAGGCTGCGGGCGAACGAGTCGTTGGCGGCCGCGACCTTGGCGGCGCCAATCGGGTCAATGGTGCGTGTTAGATCGGCCCGGAGTAAGGCATCGGCTTCGGCAGTCCGTCCCAGCTCGGTGAGAGTTTTTGCTAACTCCTCAATGCTGCGGCTGCTGAGGTTTGAGTTCTGAATTAAGGTCTGCAGGTTTTGGCTGGGGCTGTCTAGTGCTTTGGCCAGCTCGCCAAATTTGTCGGCTGTTTGGCCGATGAGGGTGCCGACCAAGCTGCCGGCAAAGCCGCCGCCACCGCCTGCAGCACCACCGAGAAGGCCACCGATAAGGCCGCCGCCTGCCGCACCACCGCCTTGGCCGAAGAGCAGCGGGAATGCACCGCCGATCAGAGCGGAGCTGATGATTCCGCCGGCGCCTGCGCCGCCCGCTGCGCGCCTTCGCGCTGCTGCGGCTTGGCGAGCCTCGGCATTGGTTGCTTTGGTGGTGGCGTCAACAACACTGAGGCGTGTTTGTGCAAGCTGTTGCTCGGCGCGGATTGCGGCGTCGTTGGGAGCGGTTAGAAGACGGCCGAAGCCGGACAGGGGGTCGCGGCCGCCGGTGGAGGCATAGTTTTGGATGTCCTGAATTTTGCCGGCGCGGCGTTCGCGGCGCTCGCGAGCGCGGCGCTCTTCTGCGGTTTCTTCTGCGGAGAAGACGAACTGGCTGGGACCGCGTCCGGGCGGCAACGCTTTGGGTTGGGCGCCGAAGATTTGGTTGTAACGCGAGGCAGCGCTCTGGGCGCGTTCCAGGGCAGAAGCTTGTCGCTCAATCTCGGCGGTGAGCTTGGCAAAGTTCGCGTCGGTTACGGAGGTGACGCTGAGCGCCTGCTGGAGCGCTTGGGTGTAAAGGTTGATTGCAGCAGGTGTGTCGCCAATTCTGCGGCTGAACGCTAGGAGGTCTTCTGTACCCTTGAAGCTGCTTTGTTCACCAAGGCTGCCTAATTTGAACAGACTTTGCAGCGACTTTATTTCTTCAAAGCCTGCAAACAGTTGCTTTTGGTTTGCTTGGGCAGCTGCTTGGGTAAAGTTGCGAAATTCGGCGCTGCCTATCTTTACGTTTGCAGCTAGGGTCCGGAACGCTTGGCCTTGCTGCTGCAGTGATGCAACACTGTTGGCAAGGGGCTTTTCGCCGTTGATTACACTGCGAGTAAAGTCATTGATTGACGTCCCGGCTTTAAGGACGTCGCTTCCTAGTTTCTCTAGGTTTTTGGCATTAAGATTTAGGGGTGTGCCAAGTAGCTTGTTGAACTGTGCTTCAAGTGTTTTTGCAGATGTTTCTAGCTTGCGGAATTGCTGTTGAGCGTTGCTTACGTCGAACTTAAAGGTGACGGGTTTTTGTTTTTCTGCGATGGAGCGGGCTGTATCTAGTTGCTTCTTAAAACCTTCTAGGTCTACGCTTAGACTTAGTACCGCTTCGCCTAGTTGCTCTGCCACGGGCTGGTGCGGTGCCTTTGACCTAGGTTGCCGGAGTGGGGCGGGAAACTAGGGGTAAAGCGGAACGGCTGTGGCTTCGGCGCTGGTGGGATTGCAGAACGCGACGGTGACTTTCACCGTGCCAGCGGCTGGGACAACGGTGGATGCTGAGACGGGGAACGTCGTAGCCAACACGACCACCGTGCAGGTGGGGGCATTCCTCAAGGGGGAGAGCGTGGCGGAGACGACCTATCCAGGGGTGAACATTATTACGACGCTGTTTGAGGGGTATGTGACGACTGGGACGCTCGATGCCGGGGTGAAGGTGGGGACGTCAGGCACTATTGACTTTGCCGGGCAGGATACGCAGGACTGCGAGGTGCTGGAGGTGCGGTTGCCCTATGGGGAGACTGGGCTGATTGGGTCGGTGCTCAACAGTGCGTTGGGGACCAAGATTCGGCTGGCCAGCAGGGTTCAGAGCTGATGCGGATTAAAAGCTGGAACGCAGAGGAGCTGCTGGCGAGGTCGGACAAGATTTTGCGGGAGTTTGGGCCGCAGATTGCTGATGAGGCGCGGGCTCAGGTACTGGCGCGGAACTGGGACTGGCCGTCGCCGACGTATCGGCGCATCGGTCTGTACAGCGGAAAGTTTGTTCCCAAGGGCAAGCGGGACATTGTGGACACCGGAACGCTGTTGAATTCGCAGACCGAGCCAGTGGTGGTGCGGGACGGGATGATGAGTGTGCTGACGATTCGGTGGACGGCGCCGTATGCGGCAGCGGTCCAGCAGGATTCGTTTGTGACGGCGAGTGGAGCGGTAGCCAAACCCCGGAACTGGATTGGTGCGGCGCTCCAGCAGAAGCCGTTTAAGCCGTTCTTTTTGCAGCGTTGGCGCGAGCTGGCCGGTGGCGGCAAGGCATAAAAAAGCCGCCCCGGTTAGAGGCGGCTGTTACGTCCCTTGCAGGACTCAGCTTACGGTGGCGACGGTGAAGGTGGGGACTACGTCGCCGCCGGCGCCGCCGACGTCGCCCAGGGCCACGGTCAGGATGTCGCCCACGCGGTAGTTGGTGCCGCCGGCCACGATCGTCGGGGTGGCGGTGACCGTGCCACCAGCAGCAACGATGATGGTGGCGGTGGCGCCCTTGCCGGAGCCGATGCCGGCGGCGGGGCTGGAGGAGATCAGCGAGACGCCGGTGTAGGTGGCGGGGGTCAGGCCCGAGCCAGCGGTGGTGATCGTCAGCGTGGCGATCGGGTTGCCCTGTGGGTAGAACTTATAGGCGCCGTAGCCGGTGAGGGTAAAACTGACCTTCGCCACGTTGCCTGCGACAATATCCTCAGAGAAATCTCCGATCTGGGCGAGGCCGGCGTGGACTTCAGAGTCGTCGCCCGAGGCGTCGGTGACGGGGGTTTCGCGGTACCACTCCAGCAGGGAGCCGGAGGCGGCGTTGATGGCGGCCTTCTTGAGGATCTCGTAGCCACCGTCGGTGACGTCAAGGTTCATCGAGCAGGGGATGCTGTAGCTCTGGCTCGTGATGAGGTTGGACTGGAAGCCCTGCTCGGAGTCGTAGTCAACGACCGAGGTGGATTCGGAGGTGCCCTGGATGCCGGTGTTGTCCAGCGACAGGATCCGGGTCATCCCGCCGGAGGTCGTGGGGATGTTGCTGGCCGTGGTGCCCAGCTTGACGTAGAGCTTATAGCCCAACGCCGCGAAGAAAGAACCAGTGGCCACCGGATTACCTGTCGGATATAAACCTAGTTTTCCTCTGAGGCTTCAAGGACGTCCCAGGGCGTGGGGCGGGGGCAGAGATGCCACTTGAAGTCTTGGGTTTCGTGGTCGAGCGACTGGACGGAGAAGAGGGCGAGTTTGAGGTCTTCGGACTCGGTTTTGAGTTCGGCGCAGACGGCTTCAAAGGTGGCGCCGCCGCGGAGCATGTATTGGGCGCGGAGGCCGAGCGAGCGGACGGAGCTTGGGGCGCGGACGGACCAGTTGTGGTCGCGGATGAAGTGGCGGATCTCGCCCTCGCAAAAGATGGCGAAGATCGTGGAGAAGGTGCCTTTCTCTGGGTTCCAAGCGCGGCAGGTTTTGATGAAGGCGATGTTGATGCAGCTGTAGATGTCTTCTTTGAGGAGGGCGGGGTATTTGCGGCAGAACTTGCGGCCCATGTGGTTGACGAGGCCGCCGTGTTCGCGGTACATGCGATCAACGTGGCGCTGCTCGTCGCGGGACAGCGGGGTGGCCAAGTAGCCGCGGACCGGCTTCTTTTTTGGCTTCTCTTGTGGGAAGGCAGTTGGCATACTCACAGCCTAACGCCGGAGTATGCCGTGCGTCCTAGCTGCGAACTCGGTCAATGACGCGGCCCATGCCGCCGGGGATCACGCTGGTGGTGAGGCAGCCCAGAATTGTGGCGAGGTGCGGCAGGGCGGAGAGGGGGCTGACGATCGAGGCGGAGGCGGCGGAGATGTCGGTGCGCCACTCCAGTTCCATCACGTCCAGCTTGAGGCGGCGCAGGTCTTTGTTGGGGACGCCGGGGACGAGTTCGGTGGAGCTGACTGCGGGGGATTGCAGCAGCGTTGGGGTGCCGAGCAGGGCGTTGGCTAGGTCAAAGGTGGCGTAGTTGAGCTGCTCTGGGATTTCGTCGTCGGGGTAATCAATGCCGCCGCACGAGGCGTCGGAGCGTGGCCAGTCCAGCGCTTGGGTTGTTGTGGTGCGATCGCCGATCCAGTCGAGGGTGTCGAGGCCGCGGGTGGCGGTGATCAGCGCACGAGTCTTTTGGTCGGTTGTGGCGGTGGTCCAAGCCAAAGTGCCGAGCATCGTTTCGGCGATCGAGTCGGCGGCCGCGATGGTGAGATAGGAGTTCGCCGAGGCGCTGCCAACGGTGGCTGTAATAGAGGCGGGCATTGGCGGCTGGCGTTACTCCTAGGATTCCGGTTAGCGGCCTTGGCCGCGCAGCTTTTTGCGGCCGTGGTTGGGGCGGCTGTGCTGGCCTTGGCCTTGGTTGCTCTTTTTGGGCTTGCCGGGGCGGTATCCGTTGCGGGTGCCGCTGATTCCGGCCTTAGCTTTTACGGCCATCAGATTTTGTAAGCGATGACTTTGCCGCTGGAGAGCTTGATGGTGGTGAAGATGCCGTAGATCGTGGTGCCGACCGGGATGGGCATGGTGGCCAAGGCGTCGCCGGTGTAGTCGGCAGCGACCGTGCCAGTGTCAAGGACGGCGGCGGCGACGGCGGTGATGGCGCCGTATTTGCCGGTGAAGGTGGTGGTGCCGCTGATGTAGTCGGCGCCGAGAAAATCACTCCGTTCCATTGGGGTCTTCCTTGCGGGGGCGACGGGTTTTGGTGGGGGCCGCCGGTGGGGCGGTAGGGGGCTCTGGGGGAGGGACGGAGGCCGCCGAGGCAGCCTCCTGTTCTCTCAGTCGCCGGAACGCGAAGAGGCCCAAGGGTTACTTGCGGACCACGGTGAAGGCGGGAGTGCCGACGGCGGTGCAAATAAAGGCGTAGGTGGCGCTGGAGGCAGCGGCCACGGTGGCCATGCCGGCGACGCCTTCGAGGGTGATGCCGGTTGCGCCGGCGGTGAAGGTGATCGCGTGGGTGGCGGCGGCCTCGTTGACGACGGTCAGCTCAAAGCTGCTGCCGACTTCTAGGGCGTTGCCGATGGCGACTTTCAGTTCCGCACCGGTGGGGGTGGTGACGGCGCGGCCGGTGGAGGGAGTCATCACGACGACGCCGTTGATGGCCTCGGCGGCGGTCAGGCTGGTGGCTGCGTCGGTGGCGGCCTTGATGACTTTCTTGGAGAGCAGACTGCCAACCACCGAGGGGCTGGAGGTCAGCTCGAAGATAGAGGAGGGCATTGGTGGGTACCGGAGGAGAAGGGGGTGCCCCGCCGGTTAGAGCGGGGCGGTTATGTCGAGGGCGTTAGCCCGAGACTCAGTCGAAGCTGGAGGTGACGGTCAGGCGGACGATGCCGAGGTTCTCGGTTTCGAAGACCTTCTCCCAGTTGGCGGCGGTGGCCAGGTCTGCCTGCTCCGGGTTGACCGCGCCGATGTAGCGGGCGCCCAGGGGGTGGTAGACGTTGTGCCAGTCAACCGACATGGCGTCGGACTTGGCCAGGATGTCCCGGTCCACTTCAGAGCGCAGGGCGGCTTGTTGGCCGGTGCCCACAGCGCCAGCGGCCATAACGTAGCAGGCGTACTTCGTGGTGGAGCCGGTGCCGGAGGTGGGGACGTCCTTGCTGCGGATCACGCGCATACCCATGTAGAAGGGGATTTGCGTGTTGTTGGTGTACGCAGCAGCCACGGAACCGCCGAAGGCGTTCATGGCGTCGAGCGAGCCAGCAGCGATGGTGGAGGCGGTGACGCGAGCGTCGGTGGCGGTGACGTAGTCAATCGCCTTGCGCTCCTTGAGGTCGGCATACACGAGGGGGTGCATGACGATGGCGGCCAACTTGTCGGAGTCCTCGTTGAGGAGGGCTTCGGCGGCGGCGATTTGGCGGGGGCCGAGGTTGGTTTCGCCCGAGCCAGAGGCATCAACGGTCAGGGCTGCGAAGGCAGCGCCGCTGTTGCTGGAGCCGAGGGCGCCGAAGACGCCCTTGAGGGAGGCGATCAGGTCTTTCTGCTGCTGGTTGGCGATGTAGTCGGCCACCTTGGCACCGATGGCGCCCATGGGGTCGGAGCCAGCGGCGAGGCGAGCGAGGTCGCGGGATTCCCAAGCACGGCCGCGGTGCAGGACCACGCCGATTTGCTTGTCGGCGGTGATTTTGCCGGGGGTCAGGCTGGTGCTGTCGGTCAGGCGCTCGGCGTCGCCGGACAGGTCGGCCTTCCAGTTGGGGATGGTGACCTTGTCGCCGCCTTCGTTGACGTTCAGGGCGTCAAGGGCGGTGACGACACCGGAGGTCAGGAAGCTGTTGCGGACCGTGGTGGCCTCGATGAGGTACGGCGTAAAAATCTCGGGGATGATTACGTCGGAACGAACGGTTGCCATGGCTGAAAATCAGTAAGGGGAGGGCGTACCGCTCAGCCTCGGGAGGCCTCGGCTTTGTAGCGGTCGTGGGCTGCACGGTCTTCGCGGAAAAGACGTGCGATCTCGGTCAGATTGGGCGGGCTGGCGAGGAACGGGTTCGTTCCAGTGGGGGCGGATACGGGGGCAGCGGCGGAAGATCCCATACCTTTTGCGCCGATGGGGGCGAAATGGTGGTCCCAGCCGGACTCCGGGGCGCGGAGGCGGGCCAGGTGGTCGGCCAGGGGGATTTCGATGCCTCCCGAGATGACTGCGGGTTTGCCATCGACCTCGCGGAGGTCGGTGGAGATGAGGGCGAGAAGTTGGTCGGGCCGGAGGGCCTTGGCTGCAGTGATCTCTTGGATGGCGCGGGATTTCAAGGTTTCCTTGGCTCGCTCTTGGCGCTCGGCGTCAAGTGTGAGTTGCATCTCGTGGAGCTGGCGCTCCAGGTTGAGATTGGTTTCCTTGGCGTCTTCCCACAGCTTTTTGTATTCGCCCGATTGCTCCAGTTGGGTGGTCTGACCGGACTTGAGCTGGGCCTGCGTCGCTCGAAGGGATTCCTCCAGTTCTTGAAGTTTGCGGTTGAGGTCGGCGTTTTTCTCGCCGGCTCGACGTTTGTCTTCAGTGACGAGGTCTAGTTTTGCCCGGAGGCGAGCCAGTTCGTCGGAGCTGGGGGTGCTTTGAGCGTCGGGGGAGGGCGTCGCGGACGCACTCAGTTCCTCCACGGGAGGAACCCCGTTGACTGATTCAGTCACGCGGGTAAGTGAGGGTACACTCTTAGTTTACCGTGTGCTTCGCACACAAATAACAGCCTAAGAGAATACGGGTACTGTTATACAACGGCAGCGCGGATGTATTGGGGGCGCACCATCGGGGAAGTCTGCGGGTGTGGGGGCGGTGGTGCCGTCCAGCGGGATGCAGATTGGGCAGGTTTTGGGGTCGAGGATGGCGTTCCAGCGGTAGAACTCCGGCGGGTCTGCTTCGCGGAATATCTCTTGTTGGATCGGTAGATTCAACGACCAGAGGAGGGCGGCGGTGGTGGCGCCGAGGCGGTCGAGCCAGGCGTTAAGGACGGTGCCTTTGCGGATTAGGGGGGTGAGGGTGCCGGTTTCGGTGCCGTTGCTGGTGCGGACGGCGATGACCGAGGCGAGGATTTTGCTGGTTGCGGCTTCGCGCAGGAGGGCGGGTTGGATGGTGGTGTCGAGGAGGCGTTCGAGTTGGAGGGTGAGGGGGGAGATGCCGGTGGGGCCGGGGGCGAGGAGGTCGCGGGCGGAGCGGTTGAGGACGGTCGCTCCAGTCAGAAGGTCGCCGAGCGGTGGGGTGGGGACGGCGTCGGTGCGGGCGAAGCGGGCGTGGATGGTGGCGAGAATGGGGTATAGCTCGGGCAGGGTTGTGCTGATTTGAGCGAAGTAGCGGTCAGATAGTTGTTGCAGCAGGGCGAGGATTTGGGGGCGGAGTTGGGAGTAGAGAAGGGCGCGGAGGGGTTGGCTGGCGGATTGGCCGAACGACTGGAAGAGGAGGGCGCGGATGCGGAGGGCGAGTTCCAGCAGGATGGGGCGGACCTCGGCGGCGATGAGGTCTTCGCGGCTTGTGATGGCGCGAGCCAGGGCGATGAGGTATTCGTCTTCAGTCATTGATGCTCGCGTCGAAGGTCCAGTCGCCGCAGGTTTCGAGGGGGGAGGTTTCGGGCCAGCCGGTGTGGTCTGGGGCGTAGCGGTGGCAGGTGCCGGGCATCGGGTCTTCGCCGATGCGGTTTAGGTCCGAGGTGGCGAACCACCAGCGGCAGGTGCGGCAGCGGGTTTCGGCGGTGAGCGAGGCGAAGATGTTTGTCATTCGTCCCTACCGGAGCGCATGGGGGTGGGGAGGGTCTGGCTGTCGAGATCTTGGCCTTGGCCGGCGTTTTGGAAGGCGAGGTCGGGGCCGGCTGCGTTGAGGCGGGACATGGCCATTTGCTCTTCGAGCATTTCGGCGGTGGCGGAGACTTCGGCGTCGAGGTCGAGGGTGGTGGGGAGGACTTCGCCCTGTTGGAGGATGGTGAGGAGGGTTTTTTGGGAGATGGCGTTCTGCATGAAGAGTTGCAGGTAGGCCGTGATTTGGTTGCCGTCGAGGAGGCGGTTTTCGTAGTCGCGGGGGATGGAGATGGTGGGGGGTTCGATGCCGACATAGGAGGCGGCGATGTCGAAGATTTCGGCGATCGAGCGCTCTAGGTCGCCGGCGATGACGGCCATGATGGAGTCGCTGTCGATGCGATCCATGCGCTTGGATTCGGCGGCGGCGTTGGTGACGTTCTGTTGGGTGAGCGTGTTGATGCCGAGGCGGGAGATTTGGTCTTCAAGGGCGGCGAGGCACTTGAGTTGGGCGTCGAAGGCGTCGCTGGTGGGTTCGACGTATTCCGCGCCACCGTCGGGCGGCAGGAGCAGGGCGCTGTTGACCGAGAGGCCGATGGGGCTGTCGGAGTCGGGGTCGAAGCCGCGGAGGACGAGGATGGGGGAGGCGCCGACGTGGATGGAGTGGTGGAAGTCGCAGAAGCGCTGGGCGTAGGCGATGTTCAGCTGCGCCACCTCTAAGAGAGGTGGCTTGCTGAGAAGATTGCCGAGGCGGCTGCTGTAGACGGTTACCAGCGGGATTTGATCCAGCGTGGTGGTGCCTTCTTCGTAGATTTCCCAGGCGGTGGGGCCGGGGAGTTGGACGCCGGTGGGGAGGTTGGTGCGGGGGGTGTTGGGGCGCCAGAGTTCGTAGCGGCCGGGCTCTAGGACGCGGATTTGGTCGGTTAGCTCTTCGCCGTAGCGGCCGGCGGGTAGGACGACGGTTTCGCGGATGCGGACTTGGGAGAGTTCGCTCGACCAGCTGTCGTTGGACGTGCGCCAGCCGAGGATTTGGCGGGGGTGGATGGGGACGAGATACGGTTTACGAGCCAGGGCGCGCTCTTCGGCGAGGTTGCGCGGGGTAGCTGAAGCGGAGAAGTCGACGATAGTCGACGAGTGGCCGTAGAGGATGGCGGTGATGAGTTGGCGGCGGGCGTATTCGTTGAGGGTGGTGCCGTCGCCGGTGACGTTTTGGGACCAGTCGAGCCAGTAGTCGTCGCCTTGGATGTCGATGCCTTTGCGGAGGATGACGCCTGCCGCTTGGGAGGCAAGTCGCGTCAAGAACGGCGGTAGCGTGGCGTGGAAGATGCGGCGGTTGTAGGCGGCGTCGTCTTCGCGGGGTTCTTGTGGGATGAAATCCCGCGAGCGGGTGCGGAGTTCGGCGGTGCCGCCGACGCAGACGTCCACGGGGTCCCAGGCGGGCTCCATGGACTGGACGAGTTGGGTGCGCTTGGAGGGGTCGGTGTCGTTGACACCGGGGGGTAGGGGGAGGGTGTAGGCGGGGCGGTTGGGGGTGGCCGCAGCGATCGGGTAGCTACTGTTGTCGCTCACGAGCCAGTGGAATACTCTTATATCCTAGTTTGCCCGTGGTTACTTGCGTTTTGGTTTCTTTTTGCCGCTCTTAGATAGGGCGATTGCCACCGCCTGCTTTTGGCTGTAGCCCTCGTCCATGAGTTTGCGGACGTTCGAGGAGATGGTTTTGGAGCTGGAGCCGCGCTTGAGGGGCATGGGGCGGGGGCCGCTAGTAGACAGTGTAGTTGGAGCCGCCGGTGGTGTAGCGGCGCAGGCCGGCGAGGGCGTGGATGGCGTAGCCGGCGGCGTCTACGGGGCCGGATTTGTCGTCAATGCCGCCGCGGCCTTTTTCGGGTTTGCCGCCCGAGTCATAAGCCTGGGTTTCAAGTGAGCGGATGAGGTATTTGCATTTGTTGGAGACGCGGAGGCGGTTGGCGAGGAGCAGGACGTTGATGGCGTTGACGCGGTCTTCGATGGCGGGGTTGGAGAGTTGGGATTTGACCGAGAAGCCGCCGCGCTTGAGGAGGGCGAGGTCGGATTCGGCGGCGTTGGCGGTGGAGCGGTGGCGGGAGGCGGCGTCGGGGATGACGACGATGTTGTCGCGTTCCAGCTGGGAGGGGTAGGTGGTTTGGATGAGGCGGACCAGGGCGGGGGTGTCTTTGGCGGTGTGTTCGGCGATGAAGTGGAATTCGGGGCCGCGGCGAACGAGCACTTCGAGGAAGCAGGCGCCGACGTTGAAGTCGATGCCGATGAAGAGGCGGTCGTCCTCGTCGGGCGTGGTGTCGCACCAGTGGAGGTCGCGCTGGAAGTAGGGGTAGACGGTGGTGTTGGCGAGGTTGGTGAATTCGCCGTTGATGTACGAGGCGATTAGCTGCGGGGGGTAGTTCGCGTACAGCGATTCCACAAATCCCGCCGGGAGGTGGGGGTTGTCGGTGGTTTTGGCTTTGATGAGGCGGCGGTCCGGGGCGGGGTTTTCGATGAAGGTGGAGTACATCCAGCGGAAGCCTTCGGGGGTGCTGGCGACGGCGAGTTGGGGTTTCGTTCCACCGCGGAGGCGGGCGAGCATCATTTCGCTGGCTTTTTGGGCGACGTCGTGGGGGGAGGTGTCGATTTCATCCGCCAGGACGGCGGATAATGTTTGACCCCGGATACGGTTAAACGTCTCTGTTGCTCGACAGAGCAACGTTGTTGTGCCGGAGGGGGTGTGAATGATGTATTCGGGTTGTGGTGAGACGCGGAAGTTGTGGGGTATATCGAATTCCTCTAAGAAGTCGTCAAAGGCGCGCATCCAGACGTCACGAATCATGATGTTCGTTGGTTCGAAGACGGCCATTACCGTTCCAGGGTTATCCATTGCCAGGAGAACGGCTTTTGCGGCGAGGGCGCGGGTCTTACCGGCGCCGAAGCCCGCGCAGAATCCCAGGATTTTGGTGTCTGTGTCGGTGCAGAAGTCGCGTTGGGAGGGGAGGAGCGAGGCGAGGATGCGTTCGCGTAGTGAGTCGTAAGACTCACTGCAGTTCGTACCAGTGCCGGTCGGGGGAGTTAGGCAGCCGCCTGCGGGGATTCGTGCCAGCAGGGACATGCGGGGGCGGGGTGGTGTTGCCTAGCAGTCTACTGGGGGCGGGGCAAGGCTTTTGTCGAGGGCGCAGCCCGAGACGGGGGAGGGGGTGGGTGTGTTTGTAGGGTGTGATTGTAGTGTGATTTTTGGGTTGTTCAGAGAGCAGCGGGTATCAGCACCTCACCGCCGATCGCTTGGCTGGGGGGAGGTGCTGGGGGGATCCGTGGTGGGTGCCACGGTGGACAAAGTGGACAAACGAAACCCCTTGCTAGCACTAGGGTTTGCCGTTGCGTACCTGTCCAATAGACAGATGCGCTGGCCCGGGTGAGCTGGTGGGGGTGACGGGGGGTCGGAATAGTTGAGAGACTTCAGCGCATCGGATACGCTCCAGCTGCTCAGGCCTTAGGTTCCAATCCCAGCAGCCGACTCTGAAAACTAATTGCGGCGATGGCGTTACTTAACTGCCGCGATTCTCTGGCAAGCTCCAATATTTCCGCAGCAGCTTCCAGCAGTTCGGCCGCTTTAGCTTGGCGATCCACGCCGGCGATATCCCGAAGCATCTCCTGCCTAGCAGCCTGCAGCCGACTTTCAGCGGTGCGGCTTGCCAATCCCCATTCCTCCGCACACTTGGCGCGGATCTTGTGCGGCCGCATCCCAGCAGCGAGCCAGTCGCGCACGGCGTCGACTTGTCTTGCGATCTCTAGGGAGTTGTACTTTGCGGCCATCCTGCAGCCAACCGCTACCGTGTGAACCTAGGTTACCGGCAAGGGTAGACGGATCGCCCCATAGCGTCTACAGTGGCAGTTGAGAGCAGAACGACCCCGACCCGTGGGCTCCGCTCCAACCCGAACCATGGCTGCTGAAACCTTTAACACTTGGCCCGATTTGGTGATCGATGGCGGCCGGCTGGCGGCGACCGAGTGGTCCCCGCGTCTGTCCGGCCGCGAGTGTGTTGCCGCGATGCTGCGGCGCGATCCCGATGCCGTTGTGCTGCGCGTCGTCGCATTTGACGGCCATCGCCGCGGTCTCGCCCCCGGAGGCCTGGGAGCATGATCGGCACCATCCGCACCAGTGCCCTAGCCGTCTCCGCCCTGGTGATCGCCGCCGCGGCGTTCGCCTTTGATGCTGGCCGAACCAGTGGCCGCGCATCCTGCCAGACGCACCAGCACCAGCCCACCCTCACCCGTGCCTACTAATGGACCTTTCCTATTTCGTTGTGATGGATCCCGACTCGGGAACCTATTTCCGCGCTGATGGTGCCGTGCTAATTGACACCCGCCAGCTAAGCCCGTCCGAGCTTGAAACCCTGTGCGAGGGTTGCGACTCGGAACGCGGCGACTTGGCAGCGATTTATGGCCAGCCCTTATCGGAAACGCACCAATGACCTGGCAGCTTTGCCGGCCGCATCGCGGCGCCGCTCCAATCCCATACGCTCCAGTGCCGGCGGCCGGTAGTGTCATCCGCTCCAGTACTGGAGAATATGGCACTATCCCCCATACAAACCATAACGACAAACCACCACACCGCAACCTAGAAACTATGGCCACGAGATCCGCCATTGCTCTACAGCTCCCCAATGGGAGCCTCAGGGCCGTCTACTGCCATTGGGACGGATACCCTTCCCATCATCTCCCCATTCTCACCGGACACTACGGAAGCGCTAAGGCTGCCGCCGCACTGATCCGGCCCGGTGATATCTCCGTTCTTCGCACCCGCTCCATTTGGGAGAGCGCTTCCGTATTGCGCGATGCCGCCGGCGAAGTGCTGACCGATGCTGAGGGATATTGGCGCCACAACGTCGACAGGGAAGCGCAGCCGCTCTACTACTGGGAGCGAGGCGACTCCGATATAAAGCCCCGCCGGTTTGCTGATCTGGACGCGCTAGCAGCGTGGGCCGATGGCTCCGGTTGCGAACACGTCTACGTCTACCAGCCGCGCCAGGGCTGGCAGCATGCGCCGATTAGCTACGGACCCGATAGCGGCGCCTTCATCGCTCCCGGTTGCGATCCGGCCCAGTACTGATCCCCTCTCCCCTTTCCTGCCATGACAAACAAAACCATCGACGTTCGCCTAGCGGACGGCGCCAAAACCAAAACCGTGCCCACGGTTTGGAACGGTCAACACCTAGCGGTCCACCGGCCACTTAACCGGAACGAACCGGACGGGCTAAGCAAAGAGCGCCGTTACTGGTCAGTGAGCCATAAGGCTACGGGATACCTTGCTGGCCCATCACTTAACGCGGCGCAACGTGACGTCATCGCCCTGGCCAAACTATGGGATCAGGCGTTTGCAAGCGTTACGGCGGCCGGCGATGCTAAGGCGTGGCGCTGGCGCGATCAATGGCGCGATGATCTCCACCGCGTGGGATATGGCAAGCCGCTAGTGGGGCCGCGCCAGATCACACCGCTAGAACGTCTCGAGTCTGCCGGTACGGCGGCGGAAGTTACGGCGGCCGTTCGGGCCGCTATGGGATACGAAACCGCAACGGATGATGAAGCGGCGGAACCGTTCCCGGCCCACGAAACCATGCCGGCGGATCGTATCCGTACCGGTTCGGATTCGTGGCCTGAAATTTTATGGCGCGGCCAATGGTGGCCGGTTCCCACGTTTGGCGACGTTGAGGCGTGGGCGTTGGATTCCGTTGCGGAAACGCCGGACGGCCGAACCGTTGAGCCGGATCACCCGGAAGCATGGACCCGCATTCTTGGCGTGATCTGATCCCATCCCGAACCATCACAAACCGAACCATGGCACAAACAAAACCACAAACCGCCGGCCGCTTGCGCTTCCACCTAACGCCTGTCAGCTCTAACGCCAAAACCGGCCCCATCCCCGTTAGTACTTCGAGTCGCGAGACTTGTCCGGATTCTTGCCCGCTGAAGCGTATGGGCTGCTACGGGGACGGCGGGCCCATTGCGATCCACTGGGCGGCCGTGACGGATGGGAGCCGCGGTGTGCCGTATGGCGACTTTCTGGGGCTGATCCGGAAGCTACCGGCCGGTCAGCTCTGGCGACATAACCAGGTTGGCGACCTATGGAAACCGGGAACGCTCACCGGCCGGACAGCACTCAACGCCTTAGTCGACGCAAACCGCGGCCGCCGTGGTTTCACGTTCTCGCACCACAAGCGGACACCGCGGACGGTGGAAGCGTTCCGGGCCGCAACGGCAAACGGTTTCACAATCAACGCCTCTTGTCACACGGAAGCGGAAGCGGACGCGGCCATGGCCGATGGATTGCGCGCCGTATTCATCGTGCCAGCCGATGATCCCCGCACCACGTGGGAAACCGCCGGCGGGAATCGCGCCGTGGTTTGTCCGGCCCAGCGGTTTGACGGCATGACGTGCCAGCGCTGCCAACTCTGCCAGACCCGGCCGTCAAATGTTGCCGTGGTTTTTAGAGCGCACGGCAATGGCCGCCGCAAAGTTGAAACCGTGATCGCGAACCTATGAAACGGAACCGCGCCACAGATGCGGAACGGGTGCAACGAGAGGCGGATGCTCTCGAACTGCTAGCGGCCGGCGTTGGTTCCGCCTTTGCGGTCCAAACGCTGGCTAGCCGGTACTGTGTCAGCTTGCGCCAAGCCCGCCGGTACGTTGCGGCCGCATCGTTCGAACTGGTAGACGAGGCGACGCCCCACGCGCTGGACACCGCCGCCATGCTCACGCTTCACCGGTTGGACCTGCTAGCAGGCCAGGCAATGGCGGAAGGGGATCACGGGATGGCAGTTCGCGCCAGCCGTGCCCACGCGGCGGCGCTAGCGCAGTTTCGACGTGCCATCACGGCGCCTGTAACGCGCTTCCGGCTGCCGCCCACCACGGCGCCGCCGGATGATCTCCCGTTCTGAGTCCGAACCACACCGGCCCACGCGGCCGGTTTTTTATGGCCATATTGCGTCCGCGGTTTGTGCCGCTTGCGAATGTTAAGTGTTGCGACAATCACGCTAGCCTCACACTGTAGCGGCGAGAATAGCGGTTGAGCCAACTGGCTCACCTAACACCGCACCTAGGCAAACCAGCCATGCAGACCATCACCGAACGCTCCAGCAAGGCCGACATCATCACGGCCGCCGTTGAGCTTACAGATCAGCAACAGGGCCAGATCGAAACCCTGCAACAGCGCCAGACAATCCTGCTAGCACTGCTAGGAGCCTTGGCCATTCTTCAGCTGATCTGATCCCCCACCCTGGCCAGCCTCACCGGCTGGCCTTTTCTGTGGCCTGCGGTTTAAGAATGGTTCCCGTTCCCATTCTCACCGCATCGCCCTAGGTTGTTGAGAATGCGTCGCAATAGCGTTAGCACTGGCACCGCCAGTGCCGCACCAATGCAGAAACTGCATCGCCCGCAGGCGCACCAGGGCAGAGCGGTAGGGGTGGCAGCTATGAATGGCCTTGAATGGCCCCTAGGAGCCCCTGGAAGGCCCTTGAATGGTTTTTAGGGTCCTACCCCTTGAATGGCCTCGTAAAAGATTCTGCAGCGTTCCAGGTAGCCGTCTTGGGCGCGAACGAGTTGGTCGCGGTTGATGAATGTCACGTTGGGTTCGCCGATGCGGCGAGCGACCACGATGAATGCGCCAGCGGGCTGGATGCCGGTTAAAAATTCAAGCCCGAGACTGTATGCGCCTGCCTGTAAACAGTAGTCAGCCATCATCTCGGGGCTGCGCTTGGTGTTGCTTGTCTTCCAATCGGCTATGAATGGCGATCCAGCCAATGCAGATGGTGCATCGAACTCGGCGAGGGTGTGTTTGTCGACCGAGATGAGGCCGTCGGCGGTGCCGGCGAAGCCTGCGGGGTGATGAATGGAGAATTCGCAGGCGTGGCACTGGGTCACGTTGCTGGCGATCCAGGTGGTGAGGCTGCGGGCAAAACCTTTGGCGCTGAGGCTGACTGCCGGAACACTCGGCATGGCTTGTGCAAGTGCCCATCGAAAGATGGGCACGGGGATGTGGGGGAGGCCGTGGGGGTCGGTGCGGAGCGAACCACGTTTGTTGGCGACTTGGCGGGCGATTTTGTTGGCGGATTTGAGGATGTATTCCGCCTGTGAATGCGCTTGGGTGCCTCGGGTGGCGGCGACGGTGCGGTCTTGCTCGGCCGCTCCAGGGCCGTAGATGGCGTTCTGGCGCTTTGCCCAGCCTTCGAGGCCGGACTTGTCGGCGGTGGCGCTGAGGATGCTGGTGACCGAGTGGTAGATGTTGCCGGTGGCGTCGCGGTAGATGCGCGAAGGGCCGGAATCATCGCGCACCAAGGCGGAGCGGCGTAGGGCGGCGAGGGCATCGGTGCGGTCCAGGGTCACGCCATCACCTGATTCAGCACGAAGGCTACGAGGGACTCGACTTGGAGGCGGTCAATGCTGCCGCGGGTGAACTGGTGGGCGTTGGCGACGACGCGGTGGTACTCGGCCGTAGTGAATGGCGATCCAGTGGTGTGGCGGGTGAGGGTGCGCTGGCGGATCAGCTCGGCGCGGGAGGTGCCGTGCTGCTGGGCGTCACGATCCAGCAGCTGAATGTCGTCCTCGGTGAATGTGACTTTTACGACGGGCATGGTTCAGTGCTCTGGGAAGCTGAATGCGCCTTCGGGGCTGGCGACGAAGACGATGCGGTGCTGGTGCCAGCAGCGGACGGTGTCGTATTCGCCGATGAAGCGGTCGTGATCGAGGCAGTTGAGTTCGGCTCGTTGGATGGCGCTGTTGGCGAGGCGGACTTTGTCAAAGATGGTGAGGCTCATGTGGTTGTTAAGAAGTGTGTATGGGGGCGGTTAGGCCCCCGGTGTTGTGCTAGGTCACTCGGCCTTGAATGGGTTGCCGCCGGTCAGGAGGCGAGCCAGGTCGAAGCCGGCGGTTTTGGTTTCTTCCCATGCGGCGGCAATGGTGGCGTCGGCGCCTTTTTTGCGGGGTGCGGGGCGGAGCTTGTACTCAGTGAGGAGGCCGGAGCCTTTCTTGCTGAGGGTGAAGTCCCACTCGGTCAGGTTGGCGTAATCCTCCTCTTGGGAGATGGCGTCCAGCTCGCGCAGGATTGACTTCTGGGAGATGGACATGACTTGGACCGCACCAGCTTCAAAGTTGAAGACGGGGACGGCGATGCAGAACTTGACGTCGGCGGTGCCGGGGCCGCCGCGGCCTTCGCGGGGGGTGTAGTCGCCCATTTCGGCGATCACGTCCTCGTAGGTGGGCTCGAAGTCGAAGCGGAAGGGCTTGGAGGAGCCATCGGCAGCGGTGCCCCAGGACTCGTAGAACTCAAGGGGCTCGTCAGTCAGGAGAGCGAAGCGGACGCTGCCGCCGTCTTGGAGTTTGGAGGGGGAAAGGTAGGAGCCGCCGGAGGTCGCGTTGACGGAGGCGGAGGCGGTTTTGGACAGGAATGCCATGGTTTTGGGTCAGTGAGTGGACGGCTGAAGTGCCATCGAGTGTGATTGTAGCAGAGGGGTGACGGGGTGTGTAGTCTGTGAAAACGCCCCACGCCGGGAAGGTCGCGGGGCGGAACACCAACATCACACTAGGAGTGTAACAGCGTGACGGACCAGGCGAAAGAGCTGCTCGCATTTGTGCGGGCTTTGCCGCAGGGATATGCGTATGCCCCGATTTATGCGAAGGGGTCGCAGCTTCCCAGTGGGCATGTGGCCAAGGGGAAAGAGCCGCTGGGGCGGGCGCACCACCAGATCATGGGGCCGGCGGATGTGCTGCTGCAGATCGAGCGGCAACCGGAGCTGTTCCAGGCGGTGGGTGTGTTCACCGGGCCTCGGAGCAAGGGGCTGGTGATTCTGGACGTGGATTACAAGCTGGGGCTGTTGCTTCGAAAGTGTGGGGACTCGCTTGAGGGCGCTCCACGGGTTACCAGTACGAAGAAGAACGCTGCCAAATACTTGTTCCGGGTGCCGGAGGAGTATTGGAACGAGGTCAAGGGCTTTCCGTTGGTGGAAGACGGGCCGGGATATGAAGTTTTGTGGAATCGGCAGGGGCTCCTGTATGGCGCTTATCCGGGCTCTAAGGAGGGGACGGCACCTGAGGGCTACTACGGGTTTGAAGGGGACTTAGAAGCCATTCCAGAGGCGCCTGCGTGGCTCATAGCGGAGATGCGTGATGCCGCTACCCGGAAGGAGCCCGTTGCGAAGGGTCTGCTGAAGAATCGCAAGGCTCTGGACTTTACGGATCGGACAGAGGACGAGATTGCCGAGATCGTTCAGGATTGCTTGAGGGTTATTCCGCACCAGGGGGCGCACAGCCGGGATCAGTGGGTGCAGGTGGGGATGGCGATCCACGATGCGCTGCCGAACGAGCTGGGGCTGACGTTGTGGAGTGCGTGGAGTGCTGAGGATCCTGAGTATGCAGACGACTGGAAGAACGGGAATCCCTGTGAGCCGGCGTGGAGCAGCTTTAAGCGGGGCGGGGGGATTCGGTTTAACTCGCTGATCTGGATGGCGGACCAGCAGGATCCGATGAGGCGGCGATTTTCGGACGCCAGCCGGGATGCGGTTGCGCGAGCTGAGGCTGCGACGGTTCAAAAGACGCGGATGAGCTATGCGGATTACAAGGAACTGCTGGCTAAGGCAAAGGAGCTTCAGGAGCTGGAGAATCCGGCGGAGCAGAACCACAGGATGCACTTGCTGGCTTTGGAATCCGGTTACCGGGATTCTGGGCCTATTGAGAGTCTGCTGATTGCAGATGCTGAGTTCCAACTCAACGGAGACGACATGAGCGGGGAAAGCCTGTACACCGACACGACCGACGTGGACTACTTGATTCCTGATCTGCTGCCGTCGCCGGCTGTGATCATGCTGCACGGTGAGGGCGGGAACGGGAAAAGTGCTTTTGCGGCGACGCTGGCGCGGCATGTGCTGCGAGCGGAGGAGTTCAGCGTTCGAGGGCAGATGTTCCCGGTGAATGGTGGGGTGCCTGGGAAGGTGCTCTGGTTGAACGGGGACCAGTCGGCGGCCCAGTTGAAGCGGACGCTAAAGGACGCTGACTTGACGCTCGACGATTTGAAGGGGTTGAAGCGGTCGCAGGGGTGGGAGCTGCAGTGGTACGGGCGGTTCAAGCGGATGGTGGAGAAGCACCGACCGAATCTGGTGGTTATTGACTCGATTACTGGGTGCTCGCGGGGCAGCGCCTACAGCGAGAACCAGAAGGAGTTTGCTTCGCCTGTCTACTGGCTGGCTTTGAACAACGGGACAGCGTTCCCGGCCTGCACGATTCTGCTGCTGCACCACAGCAACAAGAACGGCGGGTACAGGGGCACCTCCAGCTTGAAGGATGCGACCGACGAAACCTGGTCGATCGCTTTTAGCAAGACCCAGGCGGAGAACCGGGTTATCACGGTGGAGAAGTCCAGGGCGGGGCGGAAGGGGCGACAGATGCTGCTGCGCCAGACCGACGACATGGACTTTGTGCTGCGGGACATCGAACCAGATCAGCAGGACACTCCGGCGGGCTTTGAGGCGCGGATCTTGGCGCGGCTCCACACCGCCGGTGAGCGCTGGGTGCCTCGGACTCAGCTTGCGAGCGATCCAGCGGTTGGAGGGAGTGTGAAGGCTTTGAAGAAGCGGCTGGAGCGCTTGGTGGAGCACCAGCTTGTAGAGGAGAGAGTGGTGGAGGAGAGGAAGGGGTCCCCTCGTTATGAATATCGCTTAAAGCTAAAAACCTCTCTCTCACCTACGGGGGGTGTGGTGGAAAAAATGGCCACCCTGGAAAAACCCAGTCCAGCACTGGATCGTGAGGGTGGCGCAGTTTGTATAGCGCCACCCTCAAATAATTTTGACGAACCGCGTTTGGAGGAAAAAGTTGAGGGTGGCGCTATAAAAGAGGCGCCACCCTCGAAATCGAGTGGTGGACAGGGTTCTTCGAGGGTGGCCGAAATTTCCGTGACACATACAGGGAAACAGGCTAAAAATCGCTCCAAAGCGGAGCTGGCTAGCCTCATGCGCGAAGCCTCCTCCACTTGGGACGAGTGATGACACGCGCCGTTCCGCCCCGCAAACCCGTGGTGATGTTCTCCACCGGTGAGCTGATGGTTGAGAACGCCTTGGCGCTGGTGCGGCTGACCTGGTACAAGCAAGGTCGGCCGCGCTGGGTTGAGGAGTTCTGCATCTGGAACACCCCTGAGGGCTACTCGGTCGTCGAGCTAGCCCTTCGGGAGGCCGTGGAGCAGGGCGTTGACGTCCTCGTCATCGCCGCAGACGAGCCAGAGGCATTCGGCCTCAGCGAATGTTAAGTAATGCGACTGGCTGGTGGCAGCCATCGGTTCTAGACTGTTAGGGTAACCGCAGTTACACAGCCGTCATGGCTACCACCACCATCACACCCGCCCTTGCGGCACCCAGCGGCAATTTGTCGCTGTTCACCGCGCTCAGCTCTGTGCAGTACGCGCAGCGGCTGGCGCAGCATCACATCAACGTCCTGCATGACAGGGCGGTTGACGCTCCCTACGATGCGTTCCACCTGGAGCGCCTGAAGCAGCTAGAGCACTGGATCGTTGAGCAGATCGAGGCGGCGAGCCGTGTCGTGCTTGAGGAGGCAGGCAAATGAGTCAAGTTCTTGAAATCAACGACCTCCGGTTCGATGGCGACTTACTTGTGGTTGAGGCTGTGGTTGACGATGCGGTACTTGTCCGCAAACAAAGTGATCTCGACCCGCCCGAGTGGGGGCCTGCCTTGTGCCGAGGCACCTGGCACATGGACGATGAAGCGCTGATCCCTGCGACCGACGCAGAGTTCATGGACTTGCTGTCGGACAACGTGGACGACTGGGCACCTGTAGACCTTTCTGACCTTTATGACGATGAGTGACCCAGTAAACCATCCGCCCCACTACACCGTGGGACGCCAGTTTGAAGTGATTGAGGTGCTAGAGGACGCTGTGCGTCGGGCGCCTGATTCAGTGCTTGGGGCGCTCCAGTGGCAAGTGCTCAAGTACCTGGAGCGCATGTGGGACAAGGACAACCCGCAGCAGGACGCACAAAAAGCCATGTGGTATCTGATGCGGCTTGTGGACAAACTAGAGACAACCAAATGACATATCCCATCACCCCACCGCCGGAGCTGGTGCAGCAGTGGACCCAACAATCAACCACTGCTGAATGCACCGCTTCTCAAGTGGCCACCCTTGCTGCCCAATGGGGCGCCGACCAGGAACTGGAGGCGTGCCTAAGGCTGGTTGAAATTGACGCTGGTGAGGATGCTTATGACTTTGCTCGCTACATCCGCGCCGCCCGCCGACCCAAGCCGCCGAGCTTTAAGGAACAGGCGCTTGAGATGCTTGAGAACGCTTGGGAAGGTGGGCACATC